CACCGCAGGCTATCGCGGCGCAGCCACCGCAGGCGATAGCGGCGCAGCCACCGCAAAAGGATCTGTTTCTGTTGGCAAAAACGGATGCGGCCTTGTTCGCGGTAACGATGTGAAGATTAAAGGCGGTCTTGGTGCTGTGCTGGTGATCTGTGAGGAAAACGCGGACAATTGGGACATCAAAGAGTGGAAAGCTTTTGTCGTAGATGGCGAGGACATCAAGGCAGACACCTGGTACAAACTGGTAGATGGCAAACCGGTGGAGGCCGAATGATGGGTAAGCAGCATCTATCCCGTGATGAGCGGCTGATTATGCAAGGCCGCTTGAAAGGTACGCAGGAATGCATGGACATGGTGGCGATGGTCCTGATGGACAAGTGCGGCTGGCACGTCCAAGAGGAGACAGCGGACAGACGGGACACGCAGAGCATCGCGTACCTGTACGAGTGCCTGGAGAAGCTGGCGGAGGAGATCAACGAGGGCCGTATCAAGCGCAAGCACATCAAGGATGTGCTGAAGGACGAGTGCGGCGTGGTGTTTGGAGATTAGGAGGCGATTAAGATAAAGCATTTTGGAGACATCTGCAAGATAAACGGTGCGGAGATCGAGCCAGTGTGGTGCATCACCGGCGGTAGCCCCTGTCAGGATTATGCCGAGAAAATAGTTATTCCGAAGTAATCGCTGCAAACCCTGTAGTACAAGGCGTTACCAGCAAAAACTTCGGAATAACATAATCGGCATATATAGAACAATAGGATTAGAGCAGACCAGATAACTTCAAAATCATTTCCTCGTTATCAGCCCAAATCTCATCCGGTACGGGCTTGGTTCCGCGGACAGCATCAGCTTTCTGAATTGCGGCACGTTTCATCTCGGTATCCGCATAAGCATAGATCATTGTTGTCTCAACCTGTGCATGGCCAAGATATTGGGAAAGAAGTACCATGGGCATCCCGGATTGGTATAAGTGCATCGCCCGTGTGTGCCGCATCATGTGCGGATGGATATGTTCAGGAACTTCCTGACAAACCGCCTTTGCCATGCTCCCATACTTCGCAAAGAATGCTGCTACCGTATCGGGAGACATCTTTTGCTGCCTCCCATGGATCACGGTATAGAACAATGGTGCCTCACTGTAGTCATCCTTGTTGGGATGGAATTTGTTCAGATACTGTTTGCAGTGTTGGACTGTTCTGTTCAGCAACGGCACTGTACGGGTTTTTCGTCCCTTACCATGCAAGTACGCAATTGGATGTTTTGCGTCAAGACGCAGGTCACAGACCTTCATATCGAGAAGCTCACTGCATCGGGCAGCGGTATCATACATGAGGATCATGAATACAAGATTCCGCTGGTCTTTCTGTCTGGAAGGATTGGGCTGTTGAAGCAGCGCGGTCAACGCCGGTTCGGTCAGGAATTCAACGATTCGCCCGTGAGCCTCCTTGGAGGGAATATTGCAGGCAGAAAGATACAATGACGTCTGCGTACAATCGATTTGTCCAGCGAAGTCCAGGAAAGACCGCAATGCCATTAAACGCTGGTTGCGGGTAGAGACACTACATCCCCGCGCCTTTTCCAGCCAGGTTAGGAAGTTAAGAATGACGTCCCGGTCAACACGGGAGAAGGTCAGCTCAGCGGCTCCAATCCCTATCTCCTCCCTCATATAAGCCACGAAAATATTGAGTGTCTGTCTGTAGGAGAGAATCGTATTTTTACTAAGGCAGCGTTGCTTGGGCAGATAGTCCAGCAGAAAACGCCGGATTGCATCAAAGAAATCACTCATCGTTTCCTACCTCCGGCAAGAATACCTCGGCAGAAGAAAACGCGAACCCGGACATTTCCTCCAACAAGCCAGGAACTAAATGAATGTAGTAATAGGTGTCCGAGAGTTGTGCATGGCCCATGTACGCGCTCAGATATTGAAGTGCCTGAAAAGGGCTGGCCTACCTGGGGAGGGTACCACGATGAAATGGGAGGGCGATGGAGCGTGGTGTGGCGAACTCACGACGCGCAATACTGGGGAGTGCCCCAACGCCGCCGTCGTATCTCGGTTGTCGCAGATTTTGGAGGAGACACCGCATCCGAAATACAATTTGACCGCAAAAGCGTGTCAGGGGATATTGCGGAGAGCGGAGCGGCGGGGGAAAGAGTTGCCGAAGCTGCTGAAAGCGGTTTTAATCCGGCAGTCGCAAGGAGCCTCACCGCAAGAGCGGACGGATGCCCCTGCGCCGACAGAGGCCCCAACATCGTATGCAGTCCGCATCAGGGGGGCTGTGACGTCATCCGCGAGTGCGGAGGGCAGGTCCCTGCATTGCAAGCCCGAATGGGGACAGGCGGAAACCAAGTGCCGCTGACATACCAGATGAACGGGTTTGGAGATTATCGTGATGCCAATGTTGCAAGCAGCTGCAAACAACGGGACTTTAAGGACAGCACAGACCTTGCCATCACAAACATGGTGGTGCGCCGCCTGACGCCGATGGAATGCGAGCGGCTACAAGGATTCCCTGACCACTGGACGGACATCGGTGAGTGGATGGACGAAAAGGGAAAGAAGCACAAGGACGCGGACAGCCCACGGTACAAGGCGTTGGGCAACTCTATCGCTCTGCCCTTCTGGGACTGGATGCTGCGGCGTGACGCGAGTTCTTCAAATCGTTACGGCAGAAGCGGGAAACGATGCCGACCAGTGCCGTGGCATTGTACAAGCCCTGTTTAACGCTTGCAATCGCCACAGGAACCGCTACACGCCGGAGGACGTATGCAGGGAATCAGTACACCACCCCGGCAAGCTGGGTGTCTGACACGGCGCTAAACGCCTTTTGCGAGGTGTTTGTGTCCGGTGAGACATTTACCGACATCGGCAATGCGACGGTGTTTTATAATCCCCAGATCGCCGGACACAGTGAATACCATGAGGGGCAGATTTACGTTTGCAGTATCGGAGATGTGAAGTATTTCGAGGAATTGTAAAAAAGTGTTTAATTAGAATAACTACTTTAGAAAATCCGCGTTTTTGCACTATAAACATTGCAAAAAGTGTGGTACAATAGTCACGGGGACGTGCGGACCCTATGACACCTCCTATTCATCATCTTGCTTGCATTCATTTTTCATTTTCCTTTCTGTGTCCCGTCGTTGCACGGCGGCGGGCACACGCGGCATTGTAGCTCAGTTGGAAGAGCGCACGGCGGAAACCGCCGCCGATGGACGATGCAGGGTTCGATTCCCGCCAATGCCTCCATACCGCCTTTTACGGTATTGTTTTCCTTTCAACCGCTTTCCCGCCAGCGGTATATGACGGGCATACGCCGGACTGCGTGAGCTACCCCACGATCAGGGGCGGGAGGTCGCGCCTCCCATCCGGTCACAGTGTGCCGACACATAGAAAACGGCTGGGCAATACGGAGCCTGTAGAGACGGAATCCGCGACGAAAAAAGCGGTGCGGCACTACCGTGGGCAAGTGGCATAGCGTCCCGCCTGAAAGTGTGCCAGAACATTGAAGCGGTAGGCGCTCCGCCATGCGTTTACCGTGGAGTTTCGAAGGGTTGTGCGTATTCCTCAAGGCGGATAGGCGAAAGCCGAAAGAAAACGCACTATATGCGGCATAGGTGCCCCGTAAGGGGAGACCACAGCGAGTGACAGGGACTTTCCTTGAAGCGCTAAAGCAGGGCAGGACTGCAATGCCGTACCAACCACACAAGCGGGCGAGGAAGCGCGAGAAGTTAAGTGCACACAAGCTGTGGCCACAGCGGCGGACAGTTAATCCGCAAAAACAGTGTGCGGCTGATGAAAAGGCGCAGCGCGGTGTGATTGCGCTGGCAGACCGCTGCAAGGGATGCGTCCCAAATAGTCTGCTTACTTCAAACAATTCCCGCTAGCAAAAAGGCTCAATATGCGGGCACATGTACCAAGGTGGCGACGCGGTCTCCAAAACCGTGCGTGGTGGGTTCAATTCCCAACTGTCCGTGCCATAGGCGTGATCTCTTGCCTCACAGCCGCACGGAGCGTAAGTCTGCGAAAGTGGTCTTTCCTGTGCGCTGTACGAAAGCGTCAGGACGAAGCAATTTATTTATTGGCTGGCACCGGCTTTGTAAAGATGAACGGATGCGACCGACGTACCGGCGCAGGGCTGTAAAGTTCCGTGGGATACCGGCATTGCTAAACTCTGCGCGAGTGCCGAGGCGGTTAATGGATGTGGCGTGGTGGCGGCAATCGTATGATTAGGCCGCTGTGTAAGCAATTCAAACAGAGCGCAATGCCGGAACCTGTGAAAAGACTAACGCCCAATGTGGGCAGCGTTGTAGCCCTTCGGGGCGGGTAAAGTCTGCTATGTAAAGCCAAGGGGCGGGGGCTGGTAGCAAAACAGGAGGATGGCATGGACGATATCACAAAGCAGCCATACGCCAAATGGCTTGAAGAAAGCATAGCAACTATCAGCGGTATTCTGGGAGAATGATATGTACTGCAACATAATCATGCAAAAAGGCGAAACGCCAGACGGTGTGTTTGATGTCTACATCCACGAACTGGATCGGCACATTAAGGCATTGCTGGTTAAATATAGCTTACACGACAGATACCGCGACATCAAAGGGAAAGAACATTCGCAGACGTTTGTATGCTATCGGATCACCTGCGTTCCGTCCGATGTAGCGGCTGAGATCATATCCAAGGAATACGGTATATGCACCTGCACGATAAACGGCAAAACGGCGCGTTTCTATGTAGGCGACAGCAGCCACGATTTGATACAGGTGGATAGCGAGTTGGTAGTGGGAGATGGAGAATGAACGACGACCACAAGGACATTATCAACAAGATAACGTATTCCGCCGACGAAATAGATAGGCTCATGAAAATCAATATGCGGCTCATTGCGAAATTCAAAACCCATTTGCACAAAGAGTATGGCGACGCTATTGAAGATATTGCGAAGATGTTTGACACACTCTACGCAGAACAGCAAAAAGAAACGCCGTTGATGTGGTATGAGTATTGCTACGGTGTTAAAGATACAGGGAAATAAAAACAAATTATTTGGATTGGAAGTGAGCGTATGCCAGCAGGAGCGCCAAGAAAATGGAAAAGCGTAAGCGCGATGCAAAAGGCGATTGACGCTTACTTCAAAGAGTGTGAGGGTGAGCCGTTTATCGGCGATGACGGTTGTGCTGTGCGAGATAAGTACGGCATACCGATTATCATTAACGCAAAGCCGCCGACGATTACGGGGCTTGCGTTGGCACTTGGATTTACGGGAAGACAAGCGCTGCTGGATTATCAGGCAAGGCCAGAATTCGCGGACACGGTTACGCGAGCAAAGGCCCGATGTGAAGAATACGCGGAATCTCGCCTTTATGACAAAGACGGGGCAAACGGCGCAAAATTTAGTTTGGGTTGTAATTTTGGATGGAATTCCGGCGAGGAAAGGCGCGGTGATCCTGCTGCGTTTGCGGCTTTGATTTCTGCAATAAAGGGCGACAGCGATGCAACTTAAACAGCTTTCGCGGAAGCAAAAGGCCATATTTGGATTTACGGAATCTGACGATCTGGCTCTTGTGTGTGATGGCTCCGTCCGATCCGGCAAGACAACAATCATGACGCTTGCGTTTGTTGCTTGGGCCATGAAGAACTATGACCGCACCAACTTTGCTATCTGCGGAAAGACGGTGCAGTCGGCGGAACGCAACATCTTAAAGCCGTTGATGGAAATAGAGGGGCTGGGCGTGGCGCTGTCAATGAGCTACAAGGTCTCCACGCGTGTTCTGACAGTGCGGTGTGGGAACGTGACAAACTGGTTTTACCTCTTCGGCGGGAAAGACGAGAGTTCGTATATGCTGATTCAGGGCATCACTCTGGCCGGTGTGCTGTTTGACGAAGTGGCGTTGATGCCGAGGTCGTTTGTCGAGCAGGCGCTCTCCCGAGCGATTTCGTTTGAATACCCAAAGTACTTTTTCAACTGCAACCCCGAAAGCCCAAACCATTGGTTTTATCAAGAGTGGATCAAGGAACCTCGTAAGAATACGCAACACATTCATTTTTTGCTGGACGACAACCCAGTGTTGACGCCGCAGATGATAGAGCGGACAAAGGCGATGTATTCCGGTGTGTTTTACGACCGGTATATCCGTGGGCTGTGGGTGATCGCCGAAGGCCTGGTATATCCTATGTTCTCCCGCGAGGCCAACGTGACCAGCGAACGGGGCGGTACTGGGACGTATTATATCAGCTGCGACTACGGTACACAGAATCCCACAGTGTTTGGCCTGTGGCGCGTACACAAGGGCGAGGCTGTGATGGAGAAGGAATACTATCACAGCGGGCGCAAGACCAACCGGCAGAAGACGGATGAAGAATATTACCAAGACCTGGAACGCTTTGCGGCTGGGTACAAGATCGAACGGATCATCATTGACCCCAGCGCCGCATCGTTTGCGGAGTGCATACGGCGACATGGCAAGTTTCCCGTGTGGAACGCCAACAATGCCGTGTTGGACGGCATTCGGCTGACGGGTGCGCTGCTCAAGGCCGGGAAACTGAAATTCCACGAGAGCTGCGTGAAAACGTTTGAGGAGTTTGGGCTTTATAGCTGGGATTCCGAGGCGACGGAAGATAAGGTTATCAAAGAGAACGATCACAGCATGGATCAGTGCAGGTACCTATGCCAGACTGTACTTAGGAGAGAGTTAAGATGAGCTTTTTGGGGAATTTCGTTAATACGGTAAGACGCGCATTATTCCCGCAGGCTGTGGCCGAGCGGGAATTTGGTGTATCTCCCGCCGTCAGTATGACGATGGAGCAGCAGATCGCGCTATGGTATGCGATGCTGGTCAATACGCCGCCCTGGCAGGACTGCAATGTGAAAGCGGTGGGACTGCCCGCTGCCATCTGCCGAGAGGTGACGCGGCCAACGCTGGTGGAGTTTACGGCCAACATCACGGGCAGCCAGCGGGCGGACTATCTTAACGATGGCTTCCAGTTGGCGAAAGAAAACTTCGGCAAGGCGCTGGAGCTGGGACTTGCGCTGGGTGGCGTGGCCTTGAAGCCTTACATCTACGGCGACAAGCTCCTGGTGGACATGACCGGCGCGGCGGGTTTTCAGCCGACGAAGTTTGACCCGACCGGGCGATGCATCGGCGGCGTGTTCCGCGATAAGCCGGTGAAGGTCAACGGCAAGTATTATGTGCGTCTGGAATCCCACGATCTGACCGATACTGTTTACACCATCAAGAACAAGGCGTATTATAGTGATTCCACCGGCTCTGTGGGTGCGCCTGCGCCGCTGGAAGTGGTGCCGGAATGGGCGGACATTCAGGAGGAAGTGACCATCCAGAACATGGACGGGCCGTTGTTCGCCTATTTCAAACCGCCCATTACCAACACAGCAGACACAAACAGCCTGTGCGGCATGTCCATCTACGGCGATGCGGCGACAATGGAGCTGATCAAACAGGCCGATGAACAGTGGGAGCGTCTGTGGTGGGAGTTTAAGTCTGGTGAGCGCAAGGTGCTGATGGACGGCAACACAAGCACGGCCAACATGTTTGACAAGCGGCTGTTTGAGATTGGCGCTTTTACGGCTGACGGTGACTTCTACCAGTTCCTTAACCCTGAATTGCGAAACGATGCGGTTTACAAGGGCTTTCAGGACGTTCTTCGGCGTATTGAGTTTAACGTCGGCTTGTCTTACGGTGACATTTCTGACCCCCAGACGGTAGAAAAGACTGCAACAGAGATCAGAAGCGGCAAGCAGCGAAAGTATGTGCTGATTAGCAGCATCCAGACGGCGCTTGAACACACGTTTGATGCGTTGATTTACGCAATGGATGTGTATGCCACGCTCTACGGTCTGGCTGCGGATGGCGAGTATGAGGTTACTTACGATTGGGGTGACAGCATCCTTGACGATCAGGAAACCAAGGGCAACGAGTTTGCCCGCGATTTGCAGCTGCTGAACGCCGGGATCATGAATGACTGGGAGTTTAGAGCAAAATATTTCAACGAGGATGAGGCGACCGCAAAGGCGGCGCTGCCGAAGATGCAGGATGTTGTGACTGAACCCCAGAACGTGATCGAATGAGAAGGTACGACTTTACGCCCGAATTGCTGGACGCTCTGCCGGAGGAACTGGCTGAATTGTATCGTGGGCTGGAAGATACCTTGCTGATGGAGATATGCTCCCGGCTCAAGGCTGCGGACGAGCTAAACGAGGTCACGGTGCAGGATATTAAGGCGCTGCGGGCGCATGGCATTGACCTGAAGGAGATCGAGAAAGCAATACGCAAAACCACAGGTATCAGCGAACAAAAGCTCAAAAAGCTGCTGGACGATGTGGTGGCACGGAATCAGGCGTATTACACCGAGCTTATTACGTTGGCAGATGTGATGCGGCCTGACGTTTTGCTAAGCATAGAAGATACCTGGGCCATTTATGAGCAGACCAAGCAGACCATGCGGAACATCACCAGAACGATGGGGTTTCTTGTGGACAACGGCCGGACGATGCTGCCGCCTGCCAAAGCGTACCAATGGTGCTGCGATTCTGCGTTGATGCAGGTGCAGAGCGGCGCGATCTCCTACAATCAGGCGATATCCAATGCCGTGAAGCAGTTGGCGGACAGCGGCCTGAAAACGGTGGACTACGAAAGTGGGCATCGGGATCAGGTAGACGTGGCTGCAAGACGGGCCGTAATGACCGGCGTGAACGCTCTCAACCAGAAGTATGCGGAGCAATCTGCCGACTATTTGGAGACCGACCTTGTGGAAGTGAGCGCCCATATTGGAGCGCGAAACACGGGGAACGGGCTGGAAAACCATGAGAGTTGGCAAGGCGGCGTGTATCGGTGGGCGGAGAAACCCGGGGATTCAAAGGGCGAGTACAAGGACTTTGTTTCAACCACGGGCTACGGCCTGGGTGCTGGCCTTGGCGGCTGGAACTGCCGACATACCTTTTACCCGTTTGTGGAAGGTGTCAGTGAGCCGACCTATTCACAGGCCGACCTTGACGCCATGAAGGGCGAAAACCGCAAATTTGTGTTTGATGGCAAGGAATACGACGGGTACACTGCCACGCAGATGCAGCGCAGCATAGAGCGTCAGATCCGCAAGCAGAATCGGCTCAGAGACGCTTACAAGGCCGCTGGTCTGAAGGATGACGAGACCACCGCCAACATCAAACTGCGCCGCCTGAACGCCAAATACAGGGAGTTTAGCAAGGCGGCGGGGCTGCCGGAGCAGAAGGAAAGGTTAAAGGTGCTGTATGGCGGGCAGCTGACGGATTCCAAGAAGTTCGCGCCGTTGAAAGAATACGACGGTACATGGAAGATCAAAGATAAGTTTTCTGATCGTCAATATGTGATTGACGTTGGGAAACCGCAGATTTCCGGTGCAAAACAGCACTTTTGGGACAATCTTGAGAACAGACCGGACAGAAGCAGCTTGAACCTTGAGGCTGCACAGGATATAATCAACAACAGCAGACTGACGTTGTACCAGACAGACCGGCAAACCCTTAAATTTCTTGCAGACAACGGATATGTTATGCTGAACACGAAGAACGAAATCGTGACCGTTGTACCGGAAAAGCTTCGTAAAAAGTACCGCGATTATTTGGAGGGGAAATGACATGGCAAGAAGTCCTATTGCACGGCATAAATGCCCGCTGTATGAAAGGGAAACCACATGGTCGGAGTGCGTAGAGGTGCAGGAAGTCCGCGAGGATGAAATGGACGCCGCACGGCTGAGAGAACCGTTTGACATGGACAGAGCGAACGAGGTTTGCGAAGGATGCAAATGGTATGTTATTGAGGACGATGGCTGATGGACAACTTCAAGGCGATTTATAAGCTGCTGCTTGCATTGGAGCGCTCCATGGACTTGCCCGCGTTTGACATTGACGCGCTTCAACTGGAAGCAATGGGCGTTACTACGGAGCGTCTGCATCGCTATCTGGAAATGCTGCAAGACGCGGGCCTTATCAAAAATGCAGACTTATACACCAGCGTGACCGGCGACCTCTGTCTCAGAAACCCGCGCAAAATACGGATCACGCTGAAAGGGCTGGAATACTTGCAGGAGAACTCGATCATGAAGAAACTGTACAACGCGGCAAAGGGCGCTGTGGACTTGATTCCGTAAGGGGTGCTGTATGACGGATGACATGACTTCTCTTTTCGACACCAACACCTTGCACGCCATTGATGGCGTTTTGAAGAAGGGCGACCGGGTAGAGCTGATCCCCACCAAAGACGGGGTAAGGGTGATACATATCCGGCGGGAAAATGTGAATTTGAAGAAAATCGAAAAAAACTCTTGACGTGGTGATAACATGGTGATATTATACACACAAAAGGAGGTGTGTACCGTGTCACCAAGGCCAAAGGCTAACAGCGAAAGAACGAATGTTTTCTTTTCCCCCGAAACGATGGAAACGTTGCGGGCGCTTGCGGAAGAAAAAGGAACATCTGTAAGCGGTTTGATAAGAATGATCGTTCTTGAATACTTGGCAAAAAAATAAGAGTTTCAGTCCCCCACTTGCAAGAAAGACTGAAACCCTAATTCACCACCACCGAAGCAGAGGTTAAATCTATTATAACCTCCCCTTCGGTGAAAATCAAGAGAAATGGAGATTTTCACTATGACAGTTAGAGACGTTTGCAAAGTAATCAAGACCGCAAAGGCGGTGGATGTGGTTGTTCTTGGATGCACTTATTCGGTATGGAAAGAGGGGTTCAGCGGCTACAACGACGTGTTACTTGACGCATTTGGCGACTACGTTGTAAATGAGGTCTTTGCAACAAGAGAGGATCGATTTGAAGTCGAAATTGTTATGAGACCGATGAAGAAGGAGGATATTGCATGAACGAGCTGATGATTTTTACCAATCCCGAATTTGGGAATATTCGGACAATAGAGTGCGATGGAGCACCGTGGTTTGTGGGCAAGGACGTTGCGGAAGCGCTTGGGTACGCGAAGCCCAGGAACGCAATCGACACCCATGTCGATCCCGATGATGCCTTAAAACAGGGCGTCACCGATAGCATGGGGAGAACACAGGAAATGACCATCATTAACGAAAGCGGCCTTTACGCTCTCGTTCTTGGTTCCAAACTGCCGACAGCGAAAAAGTTTAAACGCTGGGTGACAAGTGAGGTTATCCCTAGTATCCGCAAGAGCGGCGGGTACATCAAGGGGCAAGAGAACATGACACCGCAAGAGTTGATGGCGGCGGCGCTGTTAATGGCACAGAAAACCATTGAAGCCCGCGACGTTCGCATTGCGGCTCTGACGGTGGAAAACCAGATCATGGCACCAAAGGCAGACTACTTTGACGATCTGGTTGACCGGAATCTTTTGACCAATTTCAGGGAGACGGCGAAAGAGATCGGCGCACCGCCTAAGAAGTTCGTTGAGTTCCTTTTGGGCAAGAAATACATTTACCGAGACAAAAAGGGGAAGATACTTCCTTGCGAGGCGAAGAACGACGGCCTTTTTGAAGTAAAAGAGTGTTTGAACGAGAAAACCAAGTGGAGCGGCGTGCAAACGCTGATTACGCCCAAGGGACGAGAAACTTTCCGCTTGCTTTTTGTTGGTGTGACGTGATATAATAAGTCAAACAAATATTCGACCTCGCTCTAAGCGGTGAGTGAGAAGAGCCGAGAGGGGCTAACTGACTACGAATTGTAGTTGGTTAGCCCCTCTTTCTTTTTTTCAAAATTTTTGACCGGCCCGACGTCGCAAAACTACGGGGCCACAGTGGACGCGACCCACGCGAAAAAAGCGAAGTGGCGAAGGAGCAGACATGAAACGCGATTTTTTGGAAGGTCTGGGGCTGGAAAAGGACGTTGTGGACAAGATCCTCGACGAAAACAGCCGGGACATTGGCCGGGAGAAGCAGAAAGCGGATCAGGCCAAGGAGGACTTGGCGGCGGCACAGAAGAATCTTGCCGACCGTGACAAGGACATCGAGGAGCTGAAGAAATCCAGCGGCGACGCGGAGGGCATCCGCAAGCAGCTGGAGGAGCTGCAGGGCAAGTACACCAAGGAAACCGCCGAGTACAAGGCCCAGATCGCTGACCGGGACTATTCCGATGCCATTCACAAGGTGATTGGAGAGAAGGGCATCAAATTCAGCTCCAAGGCGGCGGAACGTGCCTATATCGCAGACCTGAAAACCAAGGGTCTGAAGCTGGAAAACGGCGTGTTTGAAGGCTTTGACGAGTGGCACAAGGCACAGATGGACGCAGACCCCAGCGCGTTTCAGACCGGCAAACCCGCACCCACGTTTGCAAAGCCCGTCGGTACCGGCGGCGCACCGAAAGCGGAGGGCTTGGGCGCAATGTACGCAAAACAATTCAACGCGCAGTATGCGCAGACAACTACGAAGGAGTGATTTGATCCATGTCTTTTGTGACCAATACGACCTGCACCAAGCGGCCTAATTTCCTGGAAAGCGAAGTTGGTCTGGTGCTGAAGACCCGCGAGATTCCCGCCTCTATGGGCGTGCAGGACGGCAATTACAAGATCGTTGCACCCGGCACCCCTTTCCCCTCCAACGACGGCAACGCTGTTGGTATCGTGTTTGAGCCTGTGGACGTGACCAGCGGCGACATGCCCGGCTCTGTTCTGGTGGCTGGCCGTGTGCTGGCGGAGAACCTGAACATTGCCCAGGCCGCCAAGACCGCGCTGTCCGGTAAGGGCGTTGTGTTTGTGGACACCCCCGCTATCACCCGCGGCTATACCGTGACCTACGACAAGAACGACGGCACCGGTACGCCTCCTGTGGACGGCAACACCTATTTTGAGGGTTCCATCGCGCCGGTTTCCACCAGTTACCCGCTGACTAAGGCCAGCAACAAGCAGACCGGCTGGAGCACCAGCAAGGGCGGCGCCGCTGTGACCGAGGTCGAGGTGACCGGCAATATGACCCTGTACCCTGTTTGGACTTCTAACGGCTAAGTAAGGAGGAAGAAACCATGCCTGATATCCTGAACATGATCTCCAGCGCCGAGCGCCTGGAATTTGCACAGAATCTGTCTGTTGCGCGGCCTGCTTACATTGGCGACCGCATTTTCCCTGACCAGAAGACCGCCAACCTTAAGGCGGAGTATCTGCGTCTGGCTGACGGTGCCAACATCCCTGTGATGGCAACCGTACACGCTTTTGACACTGAGGCCGAGATCGGAACCCGCCCCGTGTTTGAGAAGACCGAGGTGGAGAAACTGCTGATCAAGCGCAAGATCAACCAGACCGAGCGCGTGCGGCTGATGATCGAGAACGGCGTGAGCGACGAGAACGAGATCATTCGCTATGTCTTTGACGATATGCGCCAGATGGCCGAGGCCGTCAAGACCCGCACCGAAGTCGCCAAGATGGAAGTGCTGGCCACCGGCAAAATGACCATCAATGAAAACAACCTGAATCTCAAGGTGGACTACGGCGTTCCCACCAAGAACACCGGCTTTAAGATCGACTTCGGCCCAGACGCTGATATCATCGGCCAGATCATGGCCGTGGCAGACGCTGCCGCTGAATCCGGCAACGCCTTGACCGAGATCGTGACCTCCACCAAAATCCTGCGAAAGCTGGCTGCCAACAAGGGCATTCAGACGCTGATCTACGGCACCGTGGGTGCTGGCACTTATGTTCCGGCTGAGAGAATCCGATCTCTGTTTGCAGAACTGTTCGGCTTTGGCGTGATTACCACCAACGATCTGCGCTATAAGACCCAGACCGCCAGCGGCAACGAGGCCACCAAGCGCTTTTTCCCCGAGGACAAGATGGCGTTCCTGTGCAACGGCACGTCTTCCTCCTTCGGCGTTGGTCTGTGGGGCGTGACCCCCGAGGAGGCCGACTACGGCCAGTACAATGAAAAGAGCGCCAACCAGTTCATCACCATTACCCAGTGGGCCACTCCTGACCCCGTTGCGGTGTGGACGAAGGCCAGCGGCGTTTTTATCCCCGTTGTGCCCAATCCCAACGGCCTGTTTATCGCAGCCGACACCAGCAAGTAAGCGCGCCTCCTCCCTGCCCCGATGGGAAACCTGACGGGTGGGGAGGAAACGATATAAAGGAGGCGGAAACATGGTATACGCAGATTTTGAATACTACGCTACCGAGTTCTACGGCACGGCCATCGACGATGACGTTTTCCCGGCTTTGGCTGGTAGGGCATCGGCCTATGTGGACTATGTGACCATGAACCGCGCCAGAAACGTCACCGGCGAAACCATGACCGCCGTGAAAAACGCGGTGTGCGCCCTGGCAGAGGTGATGCAGGACGGCGAACGGCTGAACAGCGTCGCCTTTAACGCCGAAAGACCTGTAGCAAGCGAATCCGTGGGCGACTGGTCAAAAAGCTACGGCACGAAAGCGGTATCTGCCGCCGATATGCAGCTGCTGGAAGCAAGAAAGCGGGAGATCGCGGCCATGTATCTGGCACCTTACGGACTACTGAAAGCAAGGGGGTACGGATCATGTCCATGTTTCCGCACACGGTAACGCTCTATAACGTGACCCGCGAGGTGGACACCAGCACCATGCAGGACGTGACAAAGATCTATGTGACGGTGTTTGAGGGCGTGCTGCTGTCCGCTTCCAAAGCGGCCAACGTGCGGGCCAGCGGCCTTGAAGGAGCCGATGCGGTAAACCTGTACATCCCGTTTTTAGTTGTTGCAAAAGATGCAACGACTGGCAAAAAGAAACGGTATGCAGGGCCGCAGGACTTCTGGAACGCGGAGGAAAAGTCCGGACTGTGGACACTTTCCACCAACGGCAACGGCGGAGAGAGCTTTTTCGTCAAGGGGCGATTTGTCACAGACAACGAGACTGTGGCAAGGGCGCATGACGACTGCTACGAGGTGACAAAAGTGGATATGAAGGACTACGGCGACCTGAAACACTGGGCCGTGGGAGGTAAGTGATGGGGTTGAAATTCAGCGTACACACCGAGGGCATGGACGATGTGCGGCGGCAGCTGGCGCTTGCCTGTGATACGGCCGAACACGTTCTTGCTATTCAGGTGGAAGCCGACACGGTGCCGTACGTTCCGGCGCTGACCGGCTCCCTGACCCAGAGGACACGGGCCATCGGGAACACGGTGGTGTATCCGGGGCCTTACGCCAGATACCTTTATTACGGAAAGTTGATGGTCGATCCCGATACGGGAAGCCCGTGGGCCAAGAAGGGCGCGACGAAGGTTCTGACAGACCGAAATCTGGTATTTTCACAAGCAATGCACCAGAACGCGCAGGCGCATTGGTGTGAGGCATCCAAGGCGCAAAACCTGGAAAAATGGTTGCGCGTGGCGCAAAAGGCGGTGGCGAAATATGGCAAATGACAAACCGAAAAAACTGGTTTCAGCGGCGGAGGAGGACAAAATCTCCCGCGCGATGCTGGTATGGCTGAACACATGGCCGGATAAGCCGGTGGATGTGATCCGATATGAGTTTCTTCCCGCTGACAGCGAGGGCGCAATGGCGCTTTCGACCATTCAGGGGACATACATCACACGGCGTTACATTTTGGGCGGCCATCAAGCGGAGTACCAGTTCAAGGTGATCTACCGGCTAAAGCCGGGCAACAGCAACGACAAGCGCCTAAAGGCCGACGAACTGTTGGACAGCCTGGCAGATTGGGCGGCAGACGGCGAGCCGGACATCGGGGACGACGCACGGGTGGTTCGCGTGGAAGCCACCACGCGCTCCGCATTGTTCGGCGCATACGACAACGGCGACGAGGATCATCAGATCCTCATGAAAATGACTTACGAGGTGATAACAAATGCCTGATAACACTTTTAACACGACAGCGGGCCAGACCATTGACCGTGAGCTTCTGATCGCATACTTAAACACCGGCACCAGTGCTTCCCCGGAGTGGTCGGCCTTTGGCACCCGCGTGACGGACTCCAGCATGGAGTACGATTGGCAGGAGGATTCCAGCAAGGACATTCTGGGCACCACCCGCACCACCATGAAAAAGCCCATTGTCACGCAGACCTTTGACCCCTGCTACCTGGACAGCGGCGACAAGGCCCTGACGAAGATCTGGGAACTGGCCGTCAAGAAGCAGGATGCGGCGGCACTGGCCAATCAAGACGTGCTGATCGTCCACCACTACGCGGGCACCGCAAAGACGGCTGTGTTTGCTGAGCGGTACGAGGGCGCAATGGTAAAGTCCTCCAGCCTTGGTGGTGAGGGCGGCGGCTTTGTGGGCATGCCTATTGACGTTACTTACGGCGGCACCCGCACCACTGGTACAGCTTCCGTGACCGCCGGTGTGGTGACGTTTACGGCAGATTCGGAGTAACTGACCAAGGGAGGCGCGAAAAATGAAGGAACTTAAAATCGCAACCGGCGTTGAGACCTATAAGCTGAACGACTCCGTTGAAGTCTCTTTTAACCCCACAGATGCTGCGTTTGGTGAAAAGCTTTTCAACGCGTTTGATACGCTGGACAAGCGTCAGGAATCCTACAAAGCTGAGGTTGGAAAAGCTGAGGGCAAGAGAGAGCTTTTTGACGTGGTGCGAAAACTGGACGGCGAAATGCGGGAGATCATCAACGACGTTTTTGAGTTCGATGTGTGTAGCGGCCTTTTCGGAGCGCTGAATGTGTATGCGCTGGCGGGGGGGTTGCCCCTTTGGGCCAATCTGCTGTTGGCGATCATGGACGAAATGGACGAAACGGTTATGCGAGAGAAGAAAGCCATGAACCCACGCATTGCCAAGTACACCAAGAAGTACCACAGATGATGTACAAACTGCCAACATCCGTTAAGATCAACGGGCAGGAGTACGAAGTGCGGTCTGATTTCCGGGTCATTCTGGATATCCTGGAAGCCATTAACGACGTGGAGTTGGACGACCAGGAGCGGGCGGCGGTTGTGTTGGATATCTTCTATCCCGGCTTTGAGGACATGCCATCCGACGATTACGAAGAAGCCATTGCAAAGTGCATGTGGTTTATCAACTGCGGGCAAATGGAGGAAACCGGCAAGAAGCCCAAGAAGTTGGTGGATTGGCAGCAGGATTTTCCCGTGATCGTGGCGCCGGTGAACCGCGTGATGGGAACAGAAGTTCGATTGCTGGATTATCTGCACTGGTGGACGTTTATCGGGGCATATCAGGAGATCGGCGATTGTCTGTTTGCCCAGATCGTAGGCATCCGGCAGAAGCTTGCCAACGGCAAATCTTTGGACAAAAGCGAGAGAGATTTCTACCGAAACAACCGAAATCTTGTTGACCTGAAGCAGAAATACACAGAGTGGGAAAACGACAAGATACGGGAATGGGTGTGAAAAAGCCGCCCCGTCCGGGGCGGCTATCCCAAAAACCTATTTGTTGGGGTAAATAGTAACGGATTCGCTTTTTTCCACTGTGGAAACACTGTTGTTTTCGTAAGCGACAAGGGAGAAATCTATTTTTTCCACATCAGAAAGCGGCGTTTCGTAAGAGATAATAAAAGACCCCGTTACCTTTTTCCCTGCCATTGTTGTAATCGGCATTCCGGTGGCACAGTAGCAATGCGAGTCATCGACATAAACATCATCAAGCATATAAATGCATTCGGTATCGCTGGTGTTTTCAATGCTCATTTTGATATAAAAAGCGCCATTTATAAAATCTGGAGCAAAACACTTTTCAACTTTGGCGGTAAAACTGCTGGTGGTTATTGTTAATTCTTCGACTGTGGGCGATTCTCCGCCTGTGGAATTATTGGTTCCCTGCGGCGCATAACCGCCGCTGCAAGACTTTGCCAAAATGGCGATAATCGCGCAAAGCGTGATGACAATAATGACAGCACAGGCGCTTAATGCGCCAACATGCTGTTGTGCTCCGCAATTTGGGCAAAATCTTGCGGTCTTTGCAATTTCAGCACCGCACGTCTTACATCTTACAAGTTTTGCCATTTTTATAACCCCTCCATAAACACAATTTGTGCGTGTGTATAGATTATATCACTTTTGCACAAACAAGTCCACATAAATTAACGAAAGCGTGGTGAGTATATGGCAGCAGACGGATCTATTGTTTTCAGTACGGAAATTGATGACAAAAAAGCGCTGTCTGAACTTAGAAAACTGGAGACGCAAATTGAGAAACTGAATCAAAAGATCTACGACAAAAAGCAGGCGCAAATTCCGCTTGTGGAGCAGTCAAAGCAGCTGGGCGCGGCATTGGATGCGGCAAACCAGAAGCTGGAAGACATGCGCGACGGAACGTCGTTTTACTACACGGGTTCTCAGATTAAAGAGCAGGAAAAGCAGGTGCGAGAACTGGAAACTCAGTTTAACCGGCTGAATGACCGGATAGACAAGATCGGTAACTCTATCGCGTCCGATACGCGCAATCTTGACGGCATGAAAAATAAGGTTGGTGAATTATCCGGACAACTTGCCGGTGCCAAGAACCAGACAAGCGGCATGAGCGCGGCGGAAGAGGAAGCGGCAAAGCGCATGGACAAATTCAGTCAGCACGTAAAAACTCTGGCAAAACGTGTGCTGGTGTTTTCGCTGATCACAGCGGGACTACGGGCACTGAAAAACTATTTGTGGGAAGCCATTCAGCAAAACGACGAGGCTGTGGCTGCCATCGCGCGGCTGAAAGGCGCGTTGATGACGCTGGCGCAGCCCATTGTGGAAGTGGTAATACCGGCGTTCACGCTGCTGATCAACGTACTGACCCGCATTGTAACGGCGGTGGCGAAGCTGGTTTCCATGCTGTTCGGCACCACCATTCAGAAATCCGCAGCTGGCGCAAAAGCGCTGAACAAGCAGAAGAAAGCCATTGAGGACGTAGGAGAAGCGGCAGAGGAAGCGTCTGGCAGTCTGGCAGACTTTGACGAGCTGACCACCATTTCTTACTCTGACAACAAATCATCCGAAGGCGGCGGACTTGATGCCAGCGGCGGCATCGCGCCGGACTTTACCAGCATGATCGACGATGGGTTGAGCGCCATTCTGGAACTGTTCACCGGTGCGGCGTTGCTGGCGCTGGGCGCTATCCTGACCTTCTCCGGCGCAAATATCCCGCTGGGTATCGCGCTGATGGTGTTAGGCGCTATCGCCATCTGGGACGCCATTTCGGAAAACTGGGACGCGATAAAAGAAATGCTGCAAGGGCCGCTGGGCTGGGCGGTTTCCATTCTTAGTGTGGCAGTGCTGGTCATTGGCGCCATCCTAATCTTTTCCGGTGCAAATGTTCCGCTTGGCTTGGGATTGTTAGTTATGGGAGCTATTGGCCTTGCGTCTGCTGTGGCTGCCAACTGGAACTACATTGTGGAAGCGCTGCAAGGGCCGCTTGGATTGGTTGTTGGCTTGCTGGGCGCGGCGCTGTTAGTGCTTGGCATTGTTCTTTTATTTACCGGCGTTGGCGTTCCGCTTGGACTAGGCTTAATTCTGATTGGCGCAACAGGCTTGGCAGCGGCCATCGCACCCAACTGGAACTTTTTAAAAGAAAAGTTGGTTGGATGCTGGGAAAGCATCAAAAACTGGTGGAACACAAAGGTAAAAAAGTTTGTGTCCGAACACTGGTGGGCGCAGCTGGGCTTAAAAATAATCGGTGGTCTTTTGGCGGGGCTAATCAACAAGTGGAAAGGCGTAGTTACTTGGGTAACAAACGCAGTGAAATGGATCACCAACGCTTTTAGCAGCGTACTGAATTTTCTGAGCGGCGGTAAAGGCACGTTTGCCTCTCGAAATAATCTTGGCTCCGGTGGTATCGGTGGATACAAGAAGCAAACTATGCCCGCGCTGCGTCGCGTTGAGGTGCCTGCCCTAGCACAGGGCGCGGTCATCCCTGCCAACAAGAAGTTTCTGGCGGTTTTGGGTGACCAGACCAGCGGGACAAACGTAGAGGCTCCGCTGAGTACCATCCAGCAGGCGGCGGTACAGGCGTTTGCGGAGATGGGGCCGGAGTTCGCGCGGTACATCGTACAGGCATTTGTGGAGGCCGGTATGCTGGGCAACATCCGGGCTATCGAGGACTACGCAAGAGTGACGGCACAGAAGGATTTCACGCTGGGCAAACCTTCGTCCTCTGCTGGGCGGTGGGTCAGCCAAAGCATGGAGGCATATGAAGCGGTAAGGGGGTGACGGGATGTATAACGGCTATCTGATAAAGGTCAACGGGACAGTGTTCCCCATGAAATACATCGCAGAAAAGTCATACACCGCGCACCCCGACCAGCGTCTTGACCTGGACAGTGAGCGAGACGCGACGGGCGTTCTGCACCGCCAAGTGGTGAGCCACATGCCAAACAAGGTGGAGTTTAACACCATTTCGCTGACCAACACCGAGGTGGCGGAGATCACGCGGATCACAGGTCTTGGCCCGTCCAACCGGGCGCGGGACGTTACCATTGAGTTATACAACACAGAAACGGACGGATACGAGACGGCGCGGTGCTATATTCCCAATCTGGAATATTCCATCGATTGGATCGACAACGAGAAAAAGGTGATCCACTACTCACCCATCCGATACGCGTTTATCGAATACTAAGGAGGTGGGGCGATGTATCAGGCAAGCGCGGCGTTTCACGCCGCCGCCATGGCGGAGGAGGCCGGGGCGCTGCTGCTGTGGTTCGCGGGCGGCACGATCCTGACCACAGAGGACGTCAAGAACGTGGAGATCACCTACCCCCTGAACGAGGAGACGGACGTGACGGTGGGCAAGTGTGTGTCGGCGGAGCTGAAATGCACAGTGCTGAACTATCACGGCTTGCTGAGCGGCTTCGCCTTCGGCAGGTGCAATGCCGCCATGGGCGCGATGGTAGGCTCAGATGAGTGGACTATGCCGGTGTGCAAGGCGGCGGTGGTGCACCGCTACGGCACGGCAAGCGCCGTGACCATCTCCGCCCACGAGGACGCGCCCTTTTTGCGCCTGAACGGCAGCGCCGGGAGCGCGCAGCCCACCTTCTCGCCGGACTGCCTGGTGCTGGTAAACAACACCCTGTACGCGGGGGACGGCGAGAGCCTGTGGGCAGCTACCATTGACGGCACGACCCTGACAGCAAAGGCCGTGGACAACGATTTTCTGGCGTATAAGCTGGGGAAATGGTCGGGAAAAGGCATCAGCTATCAGGGGAACATGGCGTATGAGTTCGCCGACGCGGTGAACAAGTACGAGTATGTTCCGCTGGGGACATTCTACTTCTCGACACCGGAACAGCGGCGGGTAGCAAATATTTCCTGCGAAGCGCTGGACGGGATGCAGAAGTTCAACGTGGACGTGGATGACTGGTGGGCCGGTCTCACATGGCCGCTGACACGGGGACAGCTGCTTGCAAGCCTGTGTACTTACGTCGGCGTGACGATGAATACCACCACCTTCCCAGGCAGCACAGAGCCTATTGCATCGGCGCCAATGGCCGGAAACGGCCTTGTGGGCAAGGATGTATTGGGTTGGATCGCGGAAACGGCGTGTGCCTACGCACGGATGAGCCGGGACGACAAGCTTGAGTTGGTGTGGTTTACTGCCCAAAACGTCAAGCTGACGCAAAATCAGCACTTTGGCGATTCTCCCGCCGAGTATGAGACCCCTGCTGTTCAGGCGCTGCATGTGCAGGTGGCCAACACGGACTTAGGCGTGATGCTGCCGGAAGGTGGAACGGGCAACGAGTATCAGGTGCTGGACAATCCCCTGTATTACGGCTCCACGGAGGCGGAGATCAGAGGAAAAGCGCAAGACCTGTATGAGAAACTGATCGCGTTCCCGGCCTACACGCCCAACTCGGTAGACGCGGTGTGCGACTGGTCTATGGAACCGGGCGACATCATTCAGGTGGTAGGCGGCGACGGTACTACCAGAACGCTGCCCATCTTCCGAATGACATTGAAGTGGGGCGGCGGCTGGGCGCGGGCTACTTACGAATGTACCGGCGGGACGGGGCGAAAACCCGCGCCGCAAAGTAAACGGCGGGAGTTTGCCGCTTACAGAGCCTATCACAAGCTGGAAGTGGATATCGAGGGCATCCACAGCGAGATCGGCGACGTGAAAGGCAACGTGGCCACGCTGGAAGTGACGGCCGGCGAACTGCGGACGCAGATCAGCGGCAAGCTCGATGGAAATCAGGCCCAAAGCCTGATTGATCAGACGGTGGACAAAATCTCGCTGGAGGTGTCCAGCGATTCCACCGGCTCCACCTTCGTCATCAAGAAGGACGGCGTGGAAATTTCGTCCGACAAGGTAGACTTGCACGTTAATGCCCTGAACGTGGACGGTGAGATCGTGGCAACGTCCATCAATTTGAGCACGGCCACCATCACCGGCACCCTGAGCGCCAGCTACATCGACGTGGACAGCCTGACGGTGAAAAACGCCAACATTGAATCGCTGTACGCCAACAAGATCATCGGCGGAGGGGGTACGTCTGGCGGGTATCTGCCCCAGGCGGCCATCTCCGACACGGGGCGGCGGCTGGATTACTTCTATTCAAAAGACGGTTCTTTCTCCGGTACGCTGGGCACCAACGACGTTACGGTAGGCGGTGGGGTGCGGCTGTACTCTGGCGAGGCTATCGGCGCGGAGCTGACCTATTCCGGCGTATCGGCGGGCGGCACGTCCAAGACGTGGGCGCAGATTTTAAGCGGCAGCGGCGCGGCGGCGGTTTTCGGGTGAGGTGGTGAACCATGTCCACTGAAATCTCCTTCCGCTGCGGCACAGGTATCAGCTCATTTGTTGTTCACGTCCGCAACGACAGCCGGTTCCCTAAGACCATTACGTCCACGGTGTATCAGGCGTGGTTCGTCACCACCGGCGCAAGCTGCTGGATCGACGGCATTGTCTACGAAAGCGGCTATTCCGGGGCCAGAGCCAAGTGCGCCAGTAACGGCAACGACTGGAACATCGTGTCCGACCCCTCTGTGGGCACCAGCGTCAAACGAAGTATTACGGTATACGCTTCGGGCGGAAGCTCCGGCTACGACACCAACAGCATCTACTTCCGCGTGGGCACCGGTGTGGCAAGCTACCGGATGCAGTACGCCAACGCAACGAGTACGGGCCTGCTGAGCGGCTACATCAACTCGGATTACCAGTCCACGGTGCTGTCGGTGCGGGACGGCACAAACGCGGTGCTGTATGGCCTGAACTACGACAGCGGATACGGTGGGCCATACCAATTCGTGGAGTACACCAACAGCGCGTTTTCCTCTGTGAAAAAGTACTTCTCAGAGGGCGACGGTTATGTGTATTCCAGCGGAGTGCGGTACATTGCCCTGACAGCCACAAGGCTGGCGTACTGGTACCGGGTGAGGGCTTGGAGCAACGGAGGCACCTTCACCAACCAGAGCGGCGCAGACAACTACTACACCGCGCTGGCCAGCAGTACCACCACGTCGATCAACTTCAACGTGGGGACACTGGAAACACCGTATCGGGCGGGATATACGTTTCTGGGCTGGGGCTACACCTCCAACGCCACGACGTATTACAAAGACACGACGATCCCCATCAGTGCCACATCGCAGAGTTCCAGCAGTCCCACCATCATCAACCTGTACGCCATCTGGGAGAAAACGACGTACACCATGCACATCAAGCTGGGTGCGGGCATCAATTCCGCGTCGGTGTATGTGGACGGCTCTCTGAAAGCGGACATCCGGGACAAGGCGTACCACGATATCGCGGTAAACGCGGATTCCACCATCACCGTGAAGGGCATCGCAAAGGCCACGGGGTACGGCAGACCGTATACCTTCAATTTCTATCAGAATTCCACAGCTACCACGCCCACGGCGACGCTGGTCAGAGATATGGACGAGCCGTACTACGGCTACAGCACCAGCCGGTTCTACGCGGAACTGGTGGCGACGAAAAGCATGATCGACCTGTTCTACTGGGACAGCGCTTCCACGGACGTGAGCCTCATCAAGAAAGGCCAGCCCATCAGCAACCTGTCCGCCGCCAGATGGAACAATCTGCTGGCGAAGATACAGGAGCTGGCGGAGGCGGAGGGCGGCAGCGCTCCCTATACGGGTGTCAGTTCCGGCGCGACCATCTACGCCGCTACGTTCAACGGGGCGCGGTCGGCCATCAGCAACCGAACGGGCTACGGAACGCTGCCCAGCACACAAGAAAAGGGCGATGACGTCAAGGCGGTGCTGTTTGAGGGGAGCGGAAGTTTGAAATCCGCGCTGAACGCCGCCATCAACCACTACAACAACAGTTAGGAGGCCCATATGGCACACAGACTGGATTATTCATGGCTGGAAATGGAGTACCCCAAACGGGGCAAGCAGACGTTCCGGAAGCTGATCCCTTTGAAGGGGCTGCTGCAAAAGAACTACGGCAAGCGGCTGGACTGCACGCTGACCTCTTTGGCCTGCGTCTTTGGGGAGAAGTACTACGGCGACATTGAAAAAATCGCCGAAAAATACGGCTACAACGGCGACAAATGGGGCACCAATCCCCTGGCCGTCAAGGCCATCATGCGGGAGTTCATGCGGCGGTGGGGTGTGCCCGGCAAGGTAAAGAGCGCCTACGGCAAGGGCGTGGGCTGGACGTGGCACGCGGTAAAGGACATCGTAAGCCGGAATATTCCCATCGTCCTCAACCTGTGGAAGGACGGCAGGGGCTACTACAAAGACCACAGCGTGACGATCATCGGCGCGGAGGAGTACGAAAAGGCGAGATTTCTCCTGGTGCTGGACAACTGGCACGAGACGGTAAGCCTGATCGACTACGACAAACTGTGTATCATCAGCAGCATCAATTACATCGACAAGTAAGGAGGGCAAAGTATGCAGATCGTTTTTGACAGAGGGCTTGAGACCCAGAACGCCGTGACCATCAGCTTTTTCGGGGAGAATATCTCCCGCAATACGCTGAACGCCACGCTGAGCAAGGTGTTAAGCGCGGAGGACACCGCCGTGCCCGATTTGAGCACGCTGCAAAGCACATTTACCACGGTGGACATTGCCGACGGCGCTATCCCCGTGCCGGTGCAGGGGGATTACAACGCCATCATGGATTCCTCCGCCGCGTACAATTCCCGCACGAAGGAGTACAGCGTGACGGTGATTTTGGGCAAGAAGTAAGGAGGGCGCTATGCTGGAAATCCAAGACGGCGCGATCCTGCTGACGCGGGGAGACAGCGCCGTGCTGCATGTGGCGATCACCAACGGAGCCACCGGCGAGGACTATGAAATGCAGGAGAGCGACAAGCTGATCTTTACGGTGCGGAAGTACCCCTATAAAGAGGCGGCAGTGCTGATCGAAAAGACGCTGACGGGCGGCAACATCTTTCGCCTGAAGCCCGGCGACACGGCGGCGCTGAAATACGGCACCTATAAGTACGACGTGGAACTGCGCAGCGGGGACGATGTGTATACGGTCGTCCCGTGCGGCGATCTTGTGTTGACGAAAGAGGTGACGATGGCATGAGAGAGCTGAAAGGTACGCGGCAGCCCTCCGGCGAGCTGGTGGGCCGCGTGGTCATCCCCAGCAGCACCGGCGGCGCGACGGAGTGGGGCGAGCTGCTGAACAAACCCTTTGAGACTATCGGGGACAACCTGGGCGTGACGCCGGATCAGTCGCTGTACGCCAAAGTACCTATCGCGGAGAGCCTTACAAATTCTGAAATAGAGGAGTTGCTAAAATGAGTAAATATCTGGATTCCAACGGTCTGCTGTATCTGTGGAACAGCAAGATCAAGCCCGCGCTGAGTAAGTATGTGCCGCTGGCGGGCGGCACCATGACCGGCAAGCTGAAGCTGTCCGGCACGCCCACCGAGGACATGGACGCGGCCACCAAGAAGTATGTGGACGATTCCGTGGCCAGCGCGGGCGGCGGCGACATGCTGAAAAGCGTGTACGACACCAACGGCAACGGCATCGTGGACAACGCCGAAAAGGTGGGCGGTCACACGGTGGGCAAGGACGTGCCGGAGAACGCGGTGTTCACGGACACAACCTATGAGAACGCCACGGCCAGTTCCCCGGGACTGATGTCGGCGGCGGACTATGCCAAACTGGCGGGGTTTTCCCCGGCCAGTGACTACGCCAAGAAAAGCGATATCTCCGGCCTGTATAAGTACAAGGGCAGCAAGGCCAGCTACTCCCTGTTGCCCACGGAAGGCAACGAGGTGGGCGACGTGTGGAACGTGGAGGACACCGGCATGAACTACGCCTGGACGGGTGAGGCGTGGGACGCCCTGGGTGCCGCGTTTGAGGTCGAGGCCATCACCAACGGGGAGATCGACACCATCACGGCTGACGCATAAGGAGGTGCCCTATGGGCTATTTGGACAACACGGGCCTTGCGTACCTGTGGGGTAAGATCAAGGCGAAGCTGGTACAACCCGACTGGCAGCAGAACGACAAGACCGCCCCGGACTATGTGAAGAGCAGACCGGGGGGATATGACGAATACGACACCAACATCAACATCACATGGGATGGTGTTATTGGGGATAAGTTGACGGTGGAGCACGGCCCCGATGGCTATGCATTCGTTAAAGTCTCTGATATGGTTTTATCTGTTGATCAAATAAACGGACTAACTATTACGGCAAACATCGGTAAGCAACTTATAATCAGCGGGGTGACAAGCGCAAACGTTATATTTTATGACACAGTTGTATTTGTTTCAACCGCAGGGTGGTCGGGTTACATAGGGAGCTTTTCGATTATTTTCCCGGAATCGGGCATCTATTTCCTACATATAACCCAAGAGCAGGAGATGCTATTTGTCGCCAGCCTAACTCCCACACCTATCCCCGTCAAAATCCCCCAGAAGTATCTTGACCTGGATTCCAAAGCCGACAAGCCTACCACGACCGAAGCCACGCTGCTGGCTTCCGGTTGGACTGGCGACAGCGCACCTTACAGCTACAACCTGAGCGTGACGGGTGTGACGGCCACCAGCAATCAGGAGCTGCTGCCAGCGCTGGACATCACCACGGCGCAGCTGACCGCGTTGCAGGCGGCCAACATTCAGGACGGCGGTCAGGCCGAAGGCACGGTGACCCTGAAAGCGTTCGGCACCAAGCCCACCATCGACCTGCCGATTCGAATCATACTGAGGGGGGATTAAAATGGCAAATATTGTAAAATTCGGGGGTGGCACCTCTAAGCCCCCGGTGGCGGTGATCGTCGTCACTGCGCCCACCGGCTCCGCTGTGACGGCGGTATGCAATGGCAAGAGCTACACCGCCGCGGAGCATAACGGCCGCTGGGGCATCTATGTGGACGCCCTGGGGACGTACACTGTGACGGCCACCCGGGGCACCGACAGCGACACGGCCACGGTGAAGGTGACGCAGGAGGGCGGCGTGTACAGTGTGACGCTGGAATACGGCATGACGGTGAATATCACAGGCACTGGCCTTGCTAACCACACAACCATTAAGGCCAGCGCGATCATCAACGGAACAACGTATTACAATCCCGCAACGCTTGTGGTGGAGCCGGGGACGAAGATCACCCTCAGTGTTGTGGGTACGCCGTCCCCGCTGGGCATTATTGAGGTGAACAATACTCGCGTAGTGACCTCGAATGTAAGCAAAACCTACGACATTACGCCGTCGCACGGGCCGGTGGATATCAACCTGTCGGTCATACAGGATTCTTCCGGCTATATCAAAGCGTTTTATCCCACCACGGCGGCGCAGGCTTTGCAGATCGAAAACGAGGGCCTGAAAGCGGCGTTGCACACATTAGGCGTGGACACCGGGGAGGTGGACACCATGTAAAAGGAGGAGACTATGGCAAATATTATGAGGCTGAACGAGCGGAACGCGGCGGAATGGCCGGGCGCGGTACGGCTTGGTGAGAGGATGGCGAAGGTACTAGAATGAGAACAGACATTATGGAGCAGGCACAGGCCATCCGGGCGGCGACGCTGCGGGCGCTGGGCCGCGTCACAGAGGACAACGAGCGGTTGATGGTGAGCGCGCTGTACCCCAAGTGGGCGGCAGGCAGCCACGCCGTGGGCGACATCTACACCGCCGAGGGGCAGGTGTGGGAGTGCCATCAGGCATACGACAACGCCGTGTATCCGGACATCGTGCCGGGAAGCGCGGCGTGGGGAACATTCAACCGGCCAATGCACGGAACAAGCCCCGAGACGGCGCGGCCCTTCGTGGCCCCGACGGGCGCCCACGACATGTATAAGGCCGGGGAGTACATGACGCAGGAGGGGACGCTTTACCGGTGCCTGCGAGACACGGCGTTCAGTCCTGCGCAGTACGCGGCGGCGTGGGAGGTGGTTTGATATGTGGCAGTACATTATCCCGGCCATCAGCGCCATCGTGGTGGCCGCGCTGACCAGCGGCGGCCTGTGGGCGCTGGTAGCCAAACGCAGCGACAAAAACGACGCGGAGCGGAAATTGCTGGTGGGGCTGGCCCATGACCGGATCATCCATCTGGGCATGACCTACGTTCAGCGGGGCGAGATCACGCAGGACGAATACGAAAACCTCAACGACTATCTGTACGCGCCGTATGAAAAAATGGGTGGAAACGGCAGCGCCAAGCGCGTGATGGAAGAAGTGCGCAGGCTGCCGATCCGAAAATAACGGACAGGGCGAAAGCCCGGAAAGGACAAGAACATGAAGCTGAATGACAAAATCTATGATACCCTCAAGTGGGTGGTGATGATCGTGCTGCCCGCCATCGCCACGCTGTATGCCGCGCTGGCTCCCGTCTGGGGCTGGCCCCGGCCCGATGATGTGGTGCTGACGCTGAACGCCGTGACGGCCTTCGTAGGCGCTGTGTTGGGCATTTCCACGGCCCAGTACAACAAGGACAAGGCCAATGAGGGCGGCGACAATGCCTAAGGTATTCCTCAGCCCGGAGGATCGGGCCAGCAACGTCTACGCCAGCGAGGCCCTGTGGAACGGCAAGACCACCAACGAGAAGGAACAGATGGGCCGCTGCGCCGACTATCTGGAGATCGCCCTCAAGCGCTGCGGCTGCGAAGTCATCAACGCTCAGTATGGCGGCATGTACGACCGCGTCCGCGATTCCAACAACTGGCCTGCCGACCTGCATATTGCGCTGCACACCAACGGCTTCAACGGCAAGGTGGCGGGTACGCGGGTGCATTGCTATCCCAGCGAGAAGAGCCGGAAGATCGGCAAGCTGATCCAGGATCGCATCGCGCCCATGTCGCCGGGCACCTCCGAGCGGCTGATCGAGGACACGCGCCTTTACGAGCTGCGGGCACCCACCATGCCCGCCGTGCTGCCGGAGTTTGGTTTCCACGACAATCCGGAGGAGGCTCAGTGGCTCATCGACAACATGGAGGCCATCGCCGAGCAGACCTGTCAGGCGGTGTGCGAGTTTTTCGGTATCCCGTACATCGCGCCGGACAAGCAGATCGACCTTGATCCGGAGCCGGTGCCCGATTCGGGCACGATCTACCGGGTACAGGTGGGCGCGTTTGAGAGCAAGGCTAACGCGGAAGCGTATCTGGCGAAGGTGCGCGAAGTGCTGCCCGAGGCGTTCATCACCGAAGTGAGGGTGTAAATCACATCTGAGCGAGGCGCGAGGCTACGATCCGCCGCCCTCCGTCTCCGTGAAAAAGCTCCGCAAGCTCACGGCGTAGGAATCAGCATGAATCCGATACATCGTGATATCCGGGCAAAGCTACAGTCTATGGCGCCCCAGCGGGCGGTGAGTTTCATCGCCGGGCTGGGATTGCCAAGCGACGAAGCATTTTTCCTGATCGAGTGCGACGTAAAAGGCAAAAGCTACGCACAGCTATGCACACAACATTATGTTACGCCGGAATACATCAACCGTCGCAGACGACGCGCTTACGGGAAAATCGCAGACCATATAAAGAATTTATAGCCAAAAGACCAAACAATGACCATTTATCGGCCATTTGTTTGGTCTTTTTTCTTTTATCCTGGAAGCAGCAAGGAGGTGCGGACATGAGCAACAGAGAGCGATTGATCGAGTGCGGATACACAGAGGAAATGGCAGCGGATATCTGCCGACTGTATGAAAACGACGAATCAGGTCTCTCTATGTTTGTCCACATCATCGAACTGTTTTTCGATGACAGGCGGGAATATGTATAGCTATTTCAACAAAAATCCACGAGGCAAAAATGTGGGGGACTGCACGGTAAGGGCAATCTCAAAAGCCACAGGGAAAGAGTGGGGCGAAACGTACCTTGCTATGGCGGTGCAGGGTTATCTGGAAGGGGACATGCCGTCGGCCAACGCAGTGTGGGGTGCATATCTGCGGCAAATAGGCTACCGGCGGTACATTGTGCCGGACACTTGCCCGGATTGCTACACGGTCGGTAGGTTCGCCGACGACCACCCGGAAGGGACGTTTATCCTTGCGCTATCTGGGCACGTCGTGTGCGTTCAGGACGGCGTGATTTACGACAGCTGGAACAGCGAAAACGAAATTGTTTTGTATTACTGGCAAAAAGAAAGTGAGGCGTAACAATGGCATTTAACTCGTATTTCAACCCTTATTACCCGCAGCCGATGCAGGACAACCTCGCCCAGCTTCGGCAGCAGCAGATGCAGACCATGCCACCGCAGATACCGCAGATGCCGCTCATGCAGAACCCGGTAGCGCAGGGCGGCGTGCAGTGGGTGGCAGGTAGGCCAGAGGCGGAAAACTGGCTGATCGCGCCTAACTCCGCCATTGCGCTGTGGGACAGCACGGCTCCCGTGGTGTACCTAAAACAGGCCGATGCAAGCGGCAAGCCGACGCTCAAGACGTATGACCTTGTAGAACGCCTTGCAAGCGTCTCTGACGCGCAGAAAACTCCTACCCCAGAATATGTGACCCGTAAAGAGTTTGACGCGCTGGCGGCACTTGTGGGCGAAATAAAGGGTAAGAAGAAACGCAAGGCGGAGGAGGAAGAGGACGATGAGTAATCCGTTCATGGCCGCGCTGGGCGGCGGGCATGGCCCTATGGGCAACTTTGCCCAGATGATGCAGCAGTTTCAGCAGTTCAAGGCGAATTTTCAGGGTGATCCAAAAGCAGAGGTCGAGAAGCTCTTGCAGAGCGGTAAGCTGAATCAGCAGCAGCTTAACCAGCTTCAGCAGATGGCAAAGCAGTTCCAAAGCCTGATGCAGTAATTAAATGTTTACAGCGTTTTCTTTAATTCTTTATCGTGGCCACGATTTAGATAAAACTGACTTTAATTAAAAGGAGTGATACTATGTCTCTTTCCGATGGCGGCGCTCCCATGCTGACCATGCCGGTTTCGCCTACCAACAACGGCGGCGGTTTCGGCTGGGGCGGTGACGGCGCATGGCTCATTATTCTCTTCCTCATTTTTGCCGTCTTTGGCTGGGGCGGCAACAGCTGGGGCAACAACGGCAATTCCGGCGGCGTGGTCGACGGTTATGTGCTGACCTCTGATTTTGCTAATGTCGAGCGCAAGATCGACAGCGTAAATCAGGGTCTTTGCGACGGATTTTACCAGCAGGCGCAGCTTGTCAACGGCACCAACATGGCAATGGCAAACGGCTTTGCACAGGCCGAGCTTTCCCGCAGCAACCAGCAGGCGGCGCTGATGCAGCAGCTCAACGCCATGCAGATGCAGAACCAGGAGTGCTGCTGCGAGAACCGGGCGGCTATTGCCCAGGTGCGGTACGACATGGCGACGCAGGCGTGCGATACCCGCAACACGGTCAACACCGCTGCGCGTGACATCATCGACAACCAGAACCAGAATAGCCGCGCCATCCTTGACTTCCTGACGCAGAGCAAGATGCGCGATCTGGAAAGTGCCAATCAGGAGCTGCGCCTTGCCGCTTCTCAGGCTGCACAGAACAACTACCTGATCTCCCAGCTGCGCCCTTGCCCCACCCCGGCTTACATCACTTGTAATCCTTGGTCGGGCAGCAGCTATGGCGGATGCGGAACCGGTTGCGGCTGCTGAAAACTGCATAGCATCAGCTGTTCGGAATTTCCGAACTGTTCAGCCCCGTGCTGATACTGACACCAACGCGGCGGGGCTTTGGCTCCGCCGCTGTATTTTTTGAGAAAGGAATGATATAAATGGCAGAATTTACTTCTGTGGCAATTCAGACTGTTGCCGCCAGTCAGAATGTTCCGCTTACTGAAACTGCGGTCAATAGCAAGCCTTGCATCGTTCACCGTCCTGGCGCTGGAATTGTAACGTTGCGGGGTTTAACCAACCAGTGTAAAGCCCGGTTCCGCGTTGCTTTTGGCGGCAACATCGCTATCCCCACCGGCGGCACGGTGGAGGCAATCAGCGCAGCTCTGGCGATTAACGGTGAACCGCTGAACAGCGCGACAGCTATTGTTACGCCTGCGGCGGTGGAAAACTACTTCAATATCTACGTCAGCACCATCGTGGAGGTACCGCGCAACTGCTGCCTGACTGTGGCAATGGAAAACACCAGCACGCAGGCCGTCAGCTTTGCCAACTCCAACATGGCCGTTGACCGAATTTCTTGAAAGGAGCGATAACATGAGCATAAAAGCATTAAACGATATCCGGGATATGCTGTGCGAGGAACTGGACGAGCTGGCCCGCAAGGGCGAGCTGGGTGCCGGCGATCTGGAGATCATCCACAAGGCCGTTTCTTCCATCAAAAACATCGACAAGATTGAAATGTACGACGGCGGCTATTCCCGCAGCGGCGATTGGGATGCCAACATTCGCGGCACTTACGGGCGGGGCAGTTCTTACCGTGGCCGCCACCGCGATTCTATGGGCCGTTATAGCCGGGATGACGCCCGTGAGCATATGCGTCGCCAGCTACAGGACATGATTCGCGACACCGACGATGACAACGTGCGTGAAGTTCTTCGGCGCTGCATGACGCAGATGGAGAACATGTAAGGGGGTGCGCCCCCGTGATCGACGAGAAGGAAGTGCAGTTATGGATTAGTAGGCTTGAAACCGAAGAATCCAGCTGGAGCAACTATGAAAAGTTAGCCGCGTTATACACCATCGCAAATCAACACAAAAAGGTAAGCCTTTCGGAAATGCCGGTCATGTACTCCGCCGCGTCCGCTCCGGAAGTGCAGTTGGTAGGCGAGTACGGAGACAGCCCGTTTTTACAAACGGTTGCCAAAGTATCGCCGGAAAAGGCATGGGGCGTGATGGATGAGCTAATGGATGCGTTGATCATTTCCAATAGCCGAGTGTACAACAGCGTGATGGCAAAGCTGGGGCGGTAAAATTGTTAGTAATTTGCTAGCTACCCGGCGAAAACACGCAGGAACAAGGAAACATTTTCGAGGCAAATGTTTGCAATATTTCTGAGTATTGCCGGAAAATATCACTTTGTGGTTGATTTTGAAGCGCGGACTATGCTTCACACGCAGGAGGTCACTGGTTCGAGTCCAGCAGTCTCCACCAAGAAAATCCTCGTAACCATGCGGGTTACGAGGATTTTTCTTTTTCTGTGTATTTTTGCTTTGTTAGTAACGTGCTAGTAACCGCACCAACCAGCGTTTCTGCGTCAATGTGGGTGTAAACGTCAGCGGTGGTGGCATAATTGGCATGGCCAAGAATTTTTTGCAGATATTCAGGGGCAAGACCTTCCTTGACTGCGCGGGTGGCGTAAGTGTGCCGCGTGGCGTGGGGGGTCTTTCTTTTTATCTTGAGCTTTTCCAGCAGCGGATAGTAGTCCCGGCGGCGGAAGTTGTCGGGCACTTTCTGCCCCTCGTAGCCGGACAGGAGCAGATTGCCATCGGCCTTCTGGGCGAAGTATTCAAAGTACGGCTTTCCCTCCGGCCTGATGGGAATAATGCGATTCCGGCCGGCTTCTGTTTTCTCGCCGCCCACCACATAATCCCTGTGGTAGTCCTTTAGAGGCAGGCTGAACAGTTCGCCGATGCGCATACCGGTGGCAAGGAGCATGAGGATGATCTTGGCGGTATCGCTGCCGTCCTTTTCCAGCTTTTTGATTTCGGCGGAAGTGAACACGTCCTTTTCTTTTTTGACGTTTTCCGGAAGCTTTACAAACCGGGCAAAGTTGGTGGTGCAAATCTCCTCCCGCACGGCCCATGTGGACATCTGGGTAATGAGCTGCTTGTACTTGTTGACGGTGGAGTGGCTTTTGCTCATGTGCTGGTCGATCACTGCTTGGAAGTCGGCGGTGCGCAGACTTCGGAATTTCTTATCGTGCAGCGGTTGAAAGATCACATAAGCACGTTCGTAAGTCTCAATGCCCTTTTCACCAATCTCGCGGTAATGCTCCGCTTTCCATTCTGTAAAGACTTCCGCGAACGTCATGTTATACCGCTCATCCAAATCCTTGCCGGAAAGCTTTTCTAAGGCCGCAAGAGCGTCCGTTTTCTTCTCGTAGTATCCGACGATGACCTTGTTTTTCGCGGCCACCCACGGCCTTGTACGGCGGCCTGATAGCTTATAAACAGTCCCAGCTCCGTTGGGACGCTTCAACGCCTTGCGGGGCGCTGTGGCCTGCTTCTTGCCGCACCAGGGGCAAAACACCGCGCCATCCGGTATTTCTTTTTTACAGCTCCTACATTCCATGTCTATTTTTCTTTCGGTGCAATAAATTTACCGTATCGCAGAGCGCTCAAGAACGCCGACGCGATCACGCCAACGCCGACGGCCAGCAGGACAATGACGATCCATGCCAAAGTGATGTCCTGTTTGCCCTGAATAATACCGACGTTGGGCAACTGATAGTCAAACACCACATAGCCGATTAACGTCATTAGCAAAAACACAGCAAGAACGGTGATAATGTAAAGCGATATTCGCATACGCTTCTCAGTCTTGGAAAGCTGTTCTATCCGTCCCTCCAGATTTGCCGTTACTAGCTCCGCTTTGTGGTCGTGTTCCATTTGTTCTATCTGATATTCCGGCAGAACATCCGGCGTGATGCCAAAATACTTGTCCAGTGAAACACCACAGGCACGGCATATGTTGCCGGAGTTATTTACAGTTGGCGTTTTAGATGTAGATGCAAAAAAGTTTTGCACACTGGAAAGCGGCACGTTGGAATTGTCTGCAACGTCCTGATTGGTCATACCCTGTCGGTCTCTGGCCTCTCTGCATATATCCTGTAAAGACTTGCTCATTTTCTGCTCCTCTCCCCATTGTTGGGTAGGAGATACCCGAATGTCGGTATGTCTAGTTTTGTCGAATACCCATCTTCGGCATTGACCTACCCAAGTTGTTTTTGCTACCCTGTTTTTGCACGGTGGGCATGGTGGGTGCCCGTCGGGAAAAGCCCTCCGCCGTTGTTGCGGAGACGGCGGAGGGCTTACACAGGCCAGTTATAATGATGGGACATGGGCGGAACGCCTCCCTTTATGGTAGTGGTCTCTCACAAAAATTATACCACATCTAGCGGCTGCAAAACAGATAAGGTTGTGTTAAATAAGCACACAAACGAAACGCTTGTTCTAACGCAGGAATTTGGATGGAGGGTCAGAAGCATGACGGAACAGCAAGCAGCAAGATACATATCGCAGCTCACTCACGAAGAAAAGCTTATCCTTGACGAGATGCTAATAGGCCTTGAACAAATGCGTCGACCTTCTCCATCTCGTCCGGCGTCAACTGAACAAGACGCTTGATTAAGGACATATCCAATTCGCGCTCACCGGTTTTGGTGAGCGCTTTTTTTGCGCCCTCCGGCGGCAGGACGGGCAGTTCATTCCCGTCCAGCTCCGCGAGAGTAATGCCGAAATGCTCGGCAATCTTCTGGCGCGTCTTTTTGTGGGGGACATTCCCGCCATCGAGCCAGTTTAATACGCCCTGGTTGCTTACTCCAAGTATTTTGGCAAGACGGTACGCAGAATACCCTCTTTGTTCCATGCAAAAACAAAAGTTTTGAGCAAATGGCATAAATAGAACCTCAAAATTTGTGCATATTGACACTCAAGTTTTTATTGACTGTTGCTCAAATTTAGAGTATACTAATACTCGTGGACAGGCAACAAAAACCTGCACCACCCCGATAAATAGGGCTGGCGTAATAGGAAAGTTTATAGCAAAACCAAACTATCACAAATGCTCTAATTTGTCAAGAAAATAATTTAACTTTGGAGGTGAAAATTTGACATTAAGTATTGTCTGCGTCGCGTTGAGCGGGTTCGCTGTAGGTTTCGCTCTGTGTAATTTCCTCTGGTCCGCATTCGGCCCGATAAGAAATCCAGGCGATACGGAGGCTGAAGATCGAGACGATGAGCGCGATCGCGGCGAGAAATATTCCGAGTAAGGCGATCCAGTTCGCAGACCACCACTTACGCCGCTTCTCTGATTTCTCTTTTTTTCGCTTTGCAACGTTTTCTGGAGAATTTGGATCGTAGCGGCGGCCGTACTTTTTGTACGCGAGAGAATTTTTATCAAGCATTTTTACACCTCCCTTTCCTATACTCTATTTTACCACTCAGGAGTGAGTTTAGTAAAGGGAGAGACAAGAAAGGAGCGATAATTTGGCATTTGCTGAAAACCTTGCGCTGCTTCAAGAACAGCACAACGAAACGAATTACAGGCTTGCAAAAGCCATCGGCGTACACCAGACCTCTATAGCAAACTGGAAGGAGCGCGGAATCAAACCGCATCCAAAGCATGTAAAACTGGTCGCAGACCACTACGGCGTGACGGTGGCGGACATTGAGGGCGCCGTGCGGTGTACGGCGGAGGGACGGAAGAAGGAGAATGAATGATGAAGTACAGCAGCCTCGAATATCAGGCGCTTGAACGGGAGTTTCTGGCCCGGCCTGACGCTCTGTGCGAACACAAGAACCCGCTGGAATGCGATTGCAAGAACTGCCCGTGCCATGACCTGTGCGAGCAGCTGTGCAATTACTAAAAAGAGCGCCCCGTTCGGTGTAGCAGACCGAACAGGGCGAGAGAAGAACACAAACCACATGTTCCTACGGACAGTATATCATTTCCGTGGGGGAAAGGCAAACAACAAATAATGGAGGGACAATGATTTTTGCTACATGGAAGCATGGTTGCCGGTATGTGGCCGACGCGCAGAAGGTCTATGAAGAAATAGCGGCCATCGGCGCAGCGGCCACGACAAAGCAGATTTTGGACAAAGCGCGAGATGAAAACACTGAACTTCACAAGTGCTTTGACTGGAACGACACGGAAGCTGCTGAAAAGTGGCGTATGCACCAGGCGCGGAATATTGCTTGCAGTCTTGTCATTAAGGAGACCAAAAGTGAAAGTCGCCCGCCAGTGCGGTTGTTTTACCAAACAGACAGCGAAAGCGGGTATAAGCCGACTGTTCTTATTATGCAGGACAAGGGCGAATATCAGAAGTTGCTTGCCAGAGCGCTGGCAGAACTGAGAAGTTTTCAGGCTAAGTACAAAACCTTGACGGAGCTTGACGGCGTATTTGATGCCATTGAGCAGCTTGCAGGATAAACACGCGGCGGTAAGCGGAAACAGGGGCTTGAACGCCTCTAATACGGTAAAGAGCAGAACGGCAAAACGCACGAAACAAAAGTGAACAACACAAAAACATATTTCAAGCTTCTGTTTCTGCTTACCGCAGATAAAACACCGAACACTCGGACAAAACACCACTACACACTAAAGTACACCGCAAAACAACATCGTGCGCTTGCTGTGGCTTATGAGAGCCACGCAACACTTAAAAACGCCACATGAACACGAAGCAAAACGAATTATTGTAATTTGAAATTATAGAACAGAACATTAAAGCGCAGAACATTAAAAGAAAGGAAACCTTAAAACACCATAAGCCACAGCAAGCGCACGATCAAATCAAGGAGGAAATGAAAGATGAAGAAAGAGCGCATTATCGAAGTCCAGCCTGTAAAAATCGAACAAGCAACAATCCTGATCGAGGGCGACGGCGACCTTGTGTTGAACAAGATGAACGCCCGCACCGTCCGAGAGCTGACCGCCGCCCGCGACGGTAAAAAGACCATCAAGGAAGTCCCCAACATTTGGGAGGACATTATCACAGCCATCCACTGGCGGGACGGATACCCCTGCGAGGATACATACCAGGGCATGACCGAGGAAACGCTGCGGGATATGCTGGCGAACAACGCGCCGTGCATTACCGGGTTTGGGCTGAAAAAGTCCTTCTGTCAGGCAGTTGTGCGAAACGAGATCGACACTTACGCGACGAAGTTTGACAACGCCATGAATGTAACGGCAAGACTGGAACCCATTAAGTTTGCGGAGCATTTTGTTGACAAAACGCTGATGTCTCCGAAGCGAGGCGCACCTGTTCTGGTGTACATCAATCGATTTTCCGGGTGGTCATCGCAAATCCACATTACATACACCGAGAACGTTTACACGCTTGACCAAATCGTAAACATTATTAATATGGCCGGGTTTGGCTTGGGTATTGGTTCCGGACGGTCAAGCGGCTACGGCAGATACCACGTCGTCGGCGTGGAATAAAATGGAGAAGCCCTGCTCGGCGTTGCAGACCGAACAGGGCAAATGGAAACACAATCCCTTGTGTTTGCCCTATTGTAACACAGGGGCGAAAGAAAGGAAAGAGATATGATCGAAACATTGAGTTTGAATCAGGCGGCGGAGTATTTGCGCGGCCACGGCTTTAAGATCGGAAACGTGGTGCTGGCAAACGGACTGGAACAAGGTAAGTTCGAGTTTGGCTTCTGCATCGTCAACGATCAGGGCCGACGGTCGTTCCAGATCTTCCGGGCGCTGCTGGACAAATGGATCGAAGAAAGGACGGTGTAAACATGATCGCCTACATCATGATCATCATCGGTGCGCTGACGGTTTCGGTGCAGTTCATGCACCTGATCGACCGGTTGGAAGGGCGGCGGTGATGAGCAGTGGAGACATATCTTGAATTTCTCCGCTCCAAGATCGTGCTGGCCAGTGAAACGGGTTTTACGCTGCCGCCGGAGGAGATCAACCCGGCGCTGAAGCCGCACCAGCGGGATGCTGTTTTATGGGCGCTGCGGGGCGGCAGGCGGGCACTGTTTGAGAGCTTCGGTCTTGGCAAGACCGTGCAGGAGCTGGAGTTCTGCCATCAGGCGGTGCGCCATGAGGGCGGCAAAGCGCTGATCGTGCTGCCGCTGGGCGTGCGGCAGGAGTTCACGCGGGACGCGGTGGAGCTGCTGCATTACGCGGCGCCGGAGTACATCACCACCATGGCGGAGGCGGACAGCGCCGCCGGAGATATCTTAATGACCAACTATGAACGGGTGCGGGACGGGGACATTGACCCCACGCGGTTCACGGCCGTGGCGCTGGATGAAGCGTCGGTGCTGCGCTCGTTCGGCAGCAAGACCTACCAGACGTTTCTGCCGAAATTTCAGGGCGTGAAGTACAAGCTGGTTTCCACGGCGACACCATCGCCCAACCGGTACAAGGAGCTGATCCACTACGCCGGGTATCTGGAGATCATGGACACGGGACAGGCTCTGACACGGTTTTTCCAGCGGGACAGCACCAAGGCCAACAACCTGACGCTGTACCCCCACAAGGAAGATGAGTTCTGGCTGTGGGTGTCCAGCTGGGCGCTGTTTATCGGGAAGCCCTCTGACCTGGGCTATGACGACACCGGCTATGCGCTGCCGCCACTGGATGTGCGGACGCATATCGTGCGGGGCCGGTACGTCGAGGACGCTGACCGGGATGGCCAGTTCAAACTGATGCACGACGCGGCGGTATCGCTGGCGGAAGCGTCACGGGAGAAGCGGGAGAGCATTGACGAGCGTGTGGCCGTGGCGAAAGAGATCGTGGACAGTGACCCGGAAGCGCACTTTATCCTGTGGCATGATCTGGAGGCAGAGCGGCACGCCATTTGTAAGGCCCTGCCGGACACCGTGGACATCTACGGCAGCATGGATTATGCCGAACGGGAGAAGCGGGTGATCGACTTCTCAGAGGGCCGCTGCCGGCTGTTTGCCACCAAAAAGAGCTTGAGCGGCAGCGGGTGCAACTTCCAGCGCCATTGCCACAGGGCGATTTTTATCGGTATCGACTATGAATTTAACGATTTCATTCAGGCGGTACACCGCATTTACCGTTTCCTCCAGACGGAGCAGGTGGTGATCGACATTATTTACACGGCGGCGGAAGACCCCATTTACCGTGTGCTGATGGAGAAATGGAAGCAGCACGAGTACCTGCAAGGCAAGATGCGGGAGATCGTGCAGAAATACGGCCTGAGCGGTTCCGCCCAAACGGAGCGCATGGCCAGAAGCATAGGAGTGGAGCGCGTGGAAGTGAAAGGCAAAAATTACACGCTGGTGAATAACGACTGCGTGGAGGAAACGGCAAGGATGGCCGAAAACAGCGTGGACATGATCCTGACCTCCATCCCGTTTTCCAACCATTACGAATACACCCCCAGCTATAACGACTTCGGCCACAACGAGGATACCCGCCGGTTCTTTGAGCAGATGGACTATCTCAGTCCCAACCTGCTGCGGGTGCTGAAGCCGGGGCGCGTGTTCTGCTGCCACGTCAAGGATCGGGTGCTGTTCGGCAATGCCACCGGCATGGGAATGCCCACCATGGAGCCATTTCACGCCATGTGCATCCGGCACTATATGCAGCACGGCTTTGCCTATTTTGGCATGATTACGGTGGTGACGGATGTGGTGCGGGAGAACAACCAGACGTACCGGCTGGGCTGGACGGAGCAGTGCAAGGACGGTTCCAAGATGGGCGTAGGCTGCCCGGAATACATCCTTTTGTTCCGGAAGCTGCCCACCGACCGGAGCAAAGCCTACGCCGATGAGCCGGTACATAAGACCAAAGAGGAATACACCCGCGCCCAGTGGCAGATAGACGCTCACGGGTATTGGCGCTCCTCCGGCGACCGGCTGGTGACGAAAGAGGAGATCATGGCCATGGACACCGGCAAGATCCAGACAGCCTATCGCAAGTACAGCAGGGGCACGGTGTATGACTACGCCGAACACGTCCGCATGGCAAAGGAGCTGGACGAAAACGGGAAGCTGCCCGCCACCTTCATGGTGGTGGCCCCCGGAAGCTGGACGGATGAGGTATGGGACGACATCAACCGGATGCGTACCCTGAACACCACCCAGAGCCAGCGCCGCCAGCAGCTCCACGTCTGCCCCCTCCAGCTGGACATTGTAGACCGCTGCATCAACCGGTACAGCAACCCCGGCGACCTTGTGTATGATCCCTTCGGCGGGATCGGCACGGTGCCGCTGGAGGCGGTCAAGGCAGGGCGGAAAGGTCTTGCCTGTGAACTGAACAACGGCTATTTCCGGGACGCTGTGGGCTACCTGCAGGAGTTCGAGCGGGAGGACATAAACATTTCCCTGTTCGACCTGATGGGTGAGGTGTCTGGATGAGCGAGGCGAGAAAAGCCTATTCCAAGGCATTCTACGCGGCCAACAAGCCATATTTCGCTGCGTACCGCAAGGCAAATTCCGGGAAGCTTGCCCGATATTCCAGTGACTACTACCGGAAGAATCAGCTTCGGTACGCGGAGGGACAGCGGTTTTTGCAAGAGGCCCGCATGCGTCTGGGCTGGTCACAGGCCGCCGTAGCCGCAGATGTGGGCGTGAGTCAGGCGACGATCACACGGCTGGAGACCGGGGCGCAGCCGCTGGAGACCTTCCGCAAGCGGGACAAACTGCTGGAGGTGCTGGGGGTGGCGGGATGAGCGTGATGCTGGAGCACCAGATCGTGCCGCAAAGCCCCTGTACGCCGGACTGCCCGGACAGAAGCGGCGACTGCATGCTGCACTGCCGGCACGGGTACGCCGAGTATCGGGCGGCGCGGGACAAGGTGTATGCCGCACGGGCCGCAGCCGCCGAGGCTTCGCGGGACGCCTCCGCGAAGAAGGCCCGCATGAAACACAGACACAAGAGATGATTTTGCGGGCAGTGCCCGCTGAAAAGGAGGAATTATTTTGCAGATCGAAAACCGAGAAGAGGCCCAGCGGTCTATCCTGCAGATGTGCCGGGGCGCCTTTCAGGAGCGCGTGGACTACGAAATGCCGAACCTGATGGAGAACATCTTCGACCCCAACACAGCTGCCAAGGCAAAGCGCAAAGTGACCATCACGCTGGAGCTTTGCCCCGACGACACCCGCCAGAACATCGTGGTCAACTGCTTGGTCAAGACGACGCTGGCCCCGTCCAACCCCGCCACCACGATGCTGTACGCCGTGGACGAGCATACGGTGGTGGAGATGGTGCCGCAGATTCCCGGCCAGATTGCCGTTGACGGCAGCGAACAGGAAGCACCGGCCCGCTTGAAGCTGGTCAATTTTGAATAAAAAGGAGAAAGAACCATGTTGAAGGAAGCCATTGAAAAGATCGAGGAACTGGCAAGGCCCGAAATCTACAAGGATGCCCTCGGAAAGCCATATGTGGTAGGCAAGGACGGCGAGGCGCGGGAGATCATCCCGGAGGCGGTCTATCAGAGCTGCCTGTCTCTGAACAGTCTGGACGCGCTGGTACAGATGGTCAGGACGGAGGGCGTCAGCGTTGATCGCTGTGCGGACAAGCTGTATCTGTCCGTGAAGGATCACATGACCGTGGCCTGCTTCGGCCATCCGCAGAAGGACTTGCGAGAGGAGCGTATTTTCTACTACGAGGCGCAGGCGAAGGACGTTCCCGGCTGGGACGGCGAGGTGAAGATGGCCTTTGACAAGGCGGCTGTGGCCTTGCAGACCCGTTTTCAGGATGGCGGCGACCGCGATTACACGCTGACGCTGCTGAGCCAGATCACTTGCGGCGCGAAGGTCACATACAACGACATTGGCGTGGCGACGACGGTGGTCACGCAGAAGGGCGTTTCGCTCCAGCAGAACAGCACCATCCGCCCGCTGGTGAAGCTGCGGCCTTACCGCACCTTCCAAGAGGTGGAGCAGCCGGAGGGCCTGTTCCTGATCCGCATTGACGAGCGGGGCATCACCTTCACGGAAGCGGACGGCGGCATGTGGAAGCTGGCGGCCCGCAAGACCATCAAGGCATATCTGGAGGAAGCCCTGAAGGATATGATCGACGATGGCCGTGTGGTCGTGATGATGTAAGTAAAAAAAGCCCCGGCGGAGCTGGCACTCCGTCGGGGCGGGCAAAACCCTTGAAAAAGATTTTACAGGAACAGTTTACCGCCCTTTGGGGCGGATGTCAAGGAGAAACGTATGTACCGATGCAATGAGACCGGGCGGGAGTTTGAGGAACCCCGGTACGATCCCGATTTCTGGAACAAAGGCGACGGGGCGAAGGTGTGTCCCTGCTGCGGCGACACCGACTATGACGAGGTGTTTGAGTGCGATATCTGCTGCACTCACGTGACGTGGGACGACGGGCATGTTGGAAGCAAATATGGAAACAGTTTCCTGTGTCCTGCCTGCCGGAAGGTCGCCATCGTCAACCTGTTTGAGAAAGGCGCTCAGGAGTTGGGCGACACGGAAGAAGCCTGGCTGGACGACGTGCTGGACGGCAACAGCTGGGCGAATTTGAAGAAAATTTATAAGGAGGCAAAGGAACATGGCACTGTTACCCTTTGAAGAACTGATTAAAGTCGATGTGAGACCCTTCTGCGAGACGCGGAAGGCTAAGGACGACAACGGCAACATGGTGGATATCACCTATCTGAACTGGGCCAAGTGTGTGAAGCTGCTGCACGAGAACGGCGCGAAGGACGTATGGTTTACGCCCCGCGTCTGCCCGGAGACAAAGACCTATCTGTGGCCGCAGGCGGACGTAACTACCCGGAAGGGCTACAAGACGCAGTGCTGGTTCGTCAGCGTGGAGATACATATTGACGAGCTGGTGTTCAACATGGACACGCCGCTGCTGAACGGGGCGCTGGTGGTCTATGAGGACACGCTGAACCAGTTGCGCATCTCCAACGCGCAGACCCGCGCCTTCGTGAAGGGCGTGGCGCTGCGGACGGGACTGGGCTTTGACCTGTGGGCCGAGAGCGGCGACGGAGACGACGGCGAGGACGATCTGAGCCGCCACAGCATCTGGGCCATCCGGGAACGGCTGGAGCGGGCCATTACCGCCAAGGAAAAGGCAGGGCTGGATCACAAAGACCTGCTGGCCGCCCTGCAGATCAACGACAAGCGGCTGAACCAGCTGATGGGCTACTTCGCCAAGCTGGACGGCCTTGAGAAAGCGGTAAACAAACTGTGATCCACGATCAGGACAGGAGCGGGTGGTTCGGGGCCAGCGACACGGCCACCATCATGGGATCGTGGGAGACGGAGACGTTCCGGAGGTGGTGGGCGGTGAAGCTGGGCATCCGGCAGGATCACTACACCAACGCCGCCATGCAAGCGGGGACGGCCTACGAACACAAAATCCTCGATGCGCTGGGGGTAAAGACCCGCGACCGGCAGATCAAGGTTTACGCCCTGCGGCTGCGGGTGAACTACGACGGGGACGACGCCCAGACCATTACGGAGGTCAAGACCTACAGCAAGGCTCCCTTCAAGGTGAGCCACGCCTACTGGATGCAGTGTCAGGTGGAGATGTTCGCCAGCGGGTGGGGCCTGCGGCGGCGGAAAGCCTGCCGGATCGCGGCCTATCAGATCGGCGAGGCGGAGAAGCAGAACTTCTTTTTGCCCGTCGACCCCGGCAGGATCAGCCTGTGGCCCATCGAGTACGATGAGACGTGGGTGGAGGAGAAGTACCTGCCCCGCCTGCGGTATTTGGCCACATGCCTGAAAACAGGCCGGTGGCCCCGAAAGGAGGAAGCGCCATGCAGCAGGTGACGGTGGACGCCGCCCGGTGGCTGCGGGACGGCGACGGGGCGTGGCTGGCCTTCCGGGTAGGCAGCGACAAGACGGCCATGGACGTGTGCGACCGCCTGAAAGCCGGGAAGGAATACAACCTGACGTTGAAGCGCAAGGGCCGCAGTCTGGACGCCAACGCCTATTTCTGGGTGCTGGTGAACCGGCTGGCGGACAAACTGAAGATCGAGCCGGAGGGCATCTACCGGGCCTATATCCCGGATATCGGCGGCGGCTATGAGGTGGTGCCGGTGCGGGAGGATCGCATTGACGCATGGGAAAAGGTCTGGTGCAGCGGCCACATAGGCCGGATGGTCGAGGACATGGGGCCATGCCGGAATATCAAGGGGTATCACAATGTCCGGTCTTACCTATCTTCCAGTGATTACGACACAGCCCAGATGTCCCAACTCATTGAGTTGGTGGTGGCGGACTGCAAACAAAATGGCATCGAAACCATGACGCCCAGAGAGCTGGATGCGCTGGTATCCCGGTGGGGCGAGGTGAGCGTATGAGCACAGCAAGAATCTATACCGCCCACGGGCAGTCCCTGACCATGCGGCAATGGGCGAAGGAACTGGAACTGCCGCAAAAGACGCTGCGGAACCGGCTGGGCAGAGGATGGACGCTGGAAGCGACCTTCACGCCGGGGAAGCAGCTGCACCGGGGGGTACAACAGGTTCGCGCCGCGCTGACCACACGGGAGAGCGGCACGGGATGCTGGTGGTCGACCACTGTCTCGGATCGGGGCCGGATGGGCCGAAATGGCTCTGCGTGTGCGACTGCGGCAAGACGCGGGTGGTGCTGGCGAAGAATCTGAAGGGTACGTTCAGCTGCGGCTGTAAGGCGAGGAGAAAGGCAGACCGCCGTCACGGCCATCCACAACCATGCTGGACGTGCCGGAACTACGCCGGAGGGTGCAGCTGGTCACGGAAGCCCCCGGAGCCTGTGAAGGGCTGGGACGCGACCCCCACCACGAAATATCAGGGGAATGCGGGCGAGGTCATATCTTTCGCCATCCATTACTGCCCGGAGTATGTACCTGACGGAACGGAGGTATTGATGAATGGGTGAGAGACGGTGTTATTTCTGCCGCAAAAACGGCAGTGCCGACCCGCTGGAGCGGCACCATGTGTTTGGCGGGAACCACGCTGACCGGAAGAAAAGCGAGAAATACGGCGCTGTGGTAGACCTGTGCGGCAATGCGTGCCACCGGAACGGAGAACACGCCGTCCACCGGGACGGGGACGTGATGCGCCGCCTGCGCCGGGAGTTTCAAGTGAAGATCATGCAGGAACAGGGCTGGACGGAGGCGGAGTTTATCCGGGCGTTCGGCAAGAGCTACTTATAGGAGGCCCTATGACACACTGCGAACGAATTCTGCGGTATATGCGGGATGTAGGCCCCATCACACAACTGGACGCCGCCCGTGAGTTTGGCTGCTACCGGCTGGGCGCGAGAATCTGGGATCTGAAGAAAGCGGGCCACGCCATCCGGAAGCGGATGGTATCAGAGAAAAACAGGTTCGGCGAGAGCGTGAGCTTCGCCGAGTACAGACTGGAGGATAAGAAATGCTGAACAAGATTTTCGTTATGGGACGTTTGACCCGTGATCCGGAGCTGCGGCGGACGCAGAACGGTACGGCGGTGGCCAGGTTCGCGCTGGCGGTCGACCGGGACTATAAGAACGCTGACGGCACAAAAGAGACGGACTTCATCGAGGTGGTGGCATGGCGCAGCAGCGCCGAGTTCGGCAGCAAGTACTTCGCCAAGGGCCGTATGGCTATCGTGGAGGGCCGGTTGCAGATTCGTGACTGGCAGGACAAGGACGGCAACAAGCGCCGCAATGCAGAGGTCGTGGCCGACAACGTGTACTTCGGCGACAGCAAGAAGGAGTACGGCGGCGACTATGGCGGCGCTCCTGTTGGCGGCTACAAGGCGGCGGGTAAGGCCGTGGACGTGGAGCCGGGCGAGGGAGAGTTTGCCGAGATCGAGGACGAAGAAGATTGTCCGTTTTGAAGCAAATGTGGAAAGAAAGGAACAACACAGCGGGGTGTATCGTGGGCGCGAACCGTGACGGCTGGCCGGAATCGAGCCAGCGCACGACGGCGGCGAGCACGAAAATCCCCCTTTGTCACCCTTCCTTTCCCCCACACCCCCTATCTATCCCCCTATATCCCCCTTACACACCCACAACAAGAGAGATTTTTCTTCTTGTGGGGGGGTGTATAGAGGGCAGTACGGGAGAAGGAGAGAACATGACGAAAGAAGAATTTGAACAGGTTTTCACGGCGCTGGGGCTGTTCTGGCCACGGGAAACCGTTTCGGAAAGCCGGAAAGCGGCGTGGTGGCTGGCGCTGAAGCCGTACCCCTATCAGGGCGGCGTGCGGGAGAAGATCATTGCCTATGCCCGGTCGCCGAAAGGGAACTTTTTTCCGGATGTGGCGAACCTGACGGCAGGTTTGACGCCGGAGATCTCGGAGCCGGAGAAGTCCGGGCCGGACTGGATCGACGCGCTGCTGGAGAAACTGCCGCCCCACACGCCTGACCCGATTACCCGATATGCCTCCGAGCATGGGATCACCTGGGGCGAGGCGAAAAAGGCGTTGGAGGGCCGGACATGAGCAGAGAATCATTCATCATCCGCTATCCGGACACCGACGCCGGAAAGAAGGCGTGGAACAAGGCATATGGGCTGAATGCTATCTATGCGGGAAAGCACTGGTCGAAGCGGCGGGACGACGCGAGACTGTGGCACACGCTGATGGTGAGCGCTATCAACGCCGCCCACATTCGCAAGCGGCCTTTTGAAAGGCCCGTAGTACTGACCTTCCAGTGGAATGACCGGCTGGATTGCTCCAACCACGCTTACATGGCGAAGATGATCGAGGACGGCATGAAGGGTATTTTGCTCCACGACGACAGCCGCCGGTGGGTGAAAGGCATTGAGCATTATTTCCACGACAAGCCCTACATACGTGTGACGATCACGGAGGTGGAGACGACGTGAAAAGTGGGATATGGAAAGTGGAGGTGGCGCGGCTGTGCTGGGCCTGCCAGCAGGAAATGGCCCACGAGTACATCATCCAGCCTACCCGCGAACAGCGGCGTGACCCGGTGCGGGATCGCTGGGAGAGCGGCGTGTGTGAGCGCTGCGGGCGGAAACAGAGCATGACCAAGCTTCGGAGGTACACCATGAACCGGGCCGGGCTGGTGGCAAGGGGGCGAGAAAATGGGTAAGCAGCATCTATCCCGCGATGAACGGCTGATACGGCAAGACCGCCTGA